ATCGGCACTACAAATCTTACATGGGTTCAGTTAAGTACTGGCCCATCTTTGACAATAAACCAGGTAATGGCACACATAGCAGCATACTAATATGTATTTAAGCTCAACAGATAAATTAGAGATAGTCCTTGGATCAAGTGTTACAACCAACCAGCTTGAATGGGTTGTTAGTTACCAAGACATCACATCCGCAGGAATGACCTTGCCGCAGTCAAGCTCTCAGGGTCTGACCAATGATACCACCACGGTTGATATGGTGACTGCTCCTGCTGCTTCTACCAATAGGCAGGTGGTTCATATATCGGTATTTAACGATGATACAACTTCTGAAACTGTTATTATCAAAAAGGATGTATCAGGAACAGAGTATTTCCTTGTAGATGTATTGCTTCAGCCCAACGATACCTTGGAATGGTCAAGGGAAACAGGATGGAAGATAACAACTGGTACAAGTCAGGCGGCTTATACCTTTGATGTGTATAATACCGCTGGTTCATTTACATGGACAAAGCCAGCAGGATTAAAAGCTGCCTTTATCTTCTGCGGTGGGGCAGGTGGTGGGGCAGGTGCTGGTGCAAGGAACGCAGCTGGTTCAAACCGCTTTGGTGGTGGTGGAGGTGGAGCAGGTGCAGGCGTTTGGCAGCTTGTCGATGCAGCTTCATTAACATCAACTGTAGCTGTAACTGTTGGAGCAGCTGGCACAGGAGCAGCAGGTGTTACCGCTGATAATACCAACGGAGGTTCTGGAACGGCAGGTGGTGATTCATCGTTTGGCTCCATTGTCATAGCCAAGGGTGGTGGAGCAGGAGGTGGTGGAACTACCGCAGCAGGTGGGACAGCAGGTGCAGCAGGAACTGAAACAACTACTACCATTGCTTATGGTCCTTACTCGTTGCGAGGTGGTGCTGGAACGGTTGGGACTACCAATACCGCATCATCATCAGGTGGTTCTGGTATGACTGGAACACAAATAACGGCAGGAGGTGCTGGAGGTTGTGGTATAAACAGTGCCAACGTTTCAGCTACCACAGCTGGATCAGGTGGAGCTATCTACCAGAACGGTGTCTTGCAAGCAGGACCAACCGCAGGCGCAACACCCAATGGCGTTAATAACAAATCCAACTTCCTACATTTTAGCAGCACCTTGACAAGTGGAACAGGACTTGGAACAGGTGGCGCAGGTGGATATCCAGCTTTTAAGGATGGTGGCAATGGAGGGTACTGTGCAGGTGGTGGAGGCGGTTCAGGTGTATTGAACGGAACCACATCTGGCAAGGGCGGTGATGGTGGAGTAGGATTGGTAATCGTAATGAACATATTCTGATGATGGTACTTGACGCTAACGAGAGGGAATGCACCTTCAGCACTGTGCTGAGGATTGACAACTTTGAAAGCTACAACTTCAAAGGTGAGCCTGGTCATGTTCATTATGTCATCTGCGCCTATGTCGTAGAGCTTGGCTTTGATGAGGTGACTGGCAATCCTGTTCCGGATGGTCAAGGTGGTCAAGCTTATACGATATTTAAATATCCGATGCAATCAGGATCCATTGAATTGACTGATGCTGTTGTTAGTCAATGGGGTGCTGATGATCAGATTATCTTTGATTATGTTGCTCAACAACTACAGCTGACATTGGTATGATAAAAGTCATAATCTTAATTCTTTTATCGTTTCCATGCCATGCCCAGAAGTTCAACCTCAAGCAGCATCGTACCAGCCTGGCATTCACCTTTGCCAGTGGCCTGTCTGATGGGACGCGTGACGCTGCCATGTTCCATATGAACGATGCCAGTTCCCGTTGGTGGAACTCGGACGAGTCGTGGGAGAACAAGTACAAGGACTATCCGAATGATATGAGACCAGCTTTCTGGGGTGCAACCAATGTATTCGTATGGACCACGGACGCTCCTCATTTCTTCAACATGTTGTCCAACCAAGCCATGAGCTTTGCCATTGTAACCTATCCGGGTAACTCTGGAAAATTCAAGCATATAGTAAGGGATGCGATTATCTATAACTTGACCCGGCAGGCTGGACACAGTTTGATGTATAAAATAATATTAAAGTGAACAAAAACATTGACTATTAACTAACTTTGTAAAAATCCGTATCATGGCGTTAATTACAGCAGCAGCTATATCAACAGGCGTAGGTCTTGTTGATACTTTTGTTAGAGGTGGGAAAGCCGATAGGTTATTGAAAAAGCTTCAGAGGCAAGGTATGCCTCAATACCGTACTGCCCAAGATATTCAGCGTGAAGCTCAAGCAACAGCAAAAGGTTTTTCTCCTGAAGAAATGGCTAAGGCCAGGGGGGATATTGCCCGCCAAGCCCAAGCCGGTTATCAAAGATCTATTCAGACCAACCCTAATCTAGCCGGTGCGGTTCAAGCAGGTATAAACTATGGAACCATAACCCAATACGGTGATTTGGCCGCTAGGGATGCTATGATGCGTAGGCAGAGGGCTTCTGAATTGGCGCAGATGCTGACCGCAGCCGATGTACGTAAGACTGGTGAAGAAAGACAGATAAAATTACGAGCCATTGAAGCGGCAGGTCTTGCCAAGCAACAAGCCGGACAACAAAGAATGGATTTGCTTCAAGGATTCACAGCTGCAATGGGTGCTGCCTATGCGGGTAAAAAATCCGGTGGTGACACAGAAGGTGGTGGTGGCACAGGTGGTGGTGGTGGCACAGGAGGTGGTGGTGGTTTTAGATCAGGTGGAAGTGGTTACACACCATACAAGTCTAATTTTGATATAGGTTACGAATTCTCAGGAGATTAACACATGGCAGCAGCATCAAGCATAGGCGAAGCTATTGCGCTTCAACGGACCGGAAGGGGTGACTATTGGTTACGCCGGTTGGCCGATGATATGCGTTTGGCCGCAGCGGAAAAGGCAAAGAAAAAGGAGAAGGAGGCGGAAGAACTCGCCACCTTGATGGATTTCAAGATTGACTACTCCAAATATCTTCCGGCATATGCCAAGAAGTTGACCGAGAAATATGCCGACATGATTAACAATGTCGCCAAGCTTAGACAGGATGATCCCAATGTAAGCCATTACGCGCTGAAGCGTGAGATTTTGAGAGCCAAAGACGAGATGAATAGTTATGTCATTGGCAACCAAACGGCTATGGATTATTTGAAGGATGATAAGATAATGAAGGACTATGACTTTGCGACCGCTTTGAGAAGCAGCGAATCTACGCTGGAGTCATTGAGTCAAATGAGCAATCCCGGTTTTTACGTAATCAGTCCGACAGGTTCATTCAATTACAGGGTTGTGCCGAGTGAAATGCAAAAAATCGAATGGGGTCAGCCTACCATAGAGAAACCGACCGGTCAATCAACGATGGTTAGTGGAACGAAATTTATTGAATTCCAAGATGATTATGATCCACAAACAGTTGCTGCTGTGAAGCAACGTGCAAAAGACAACCCTGTTTTGCAAATGCAGACACTGTTTGATTTGTCCCGAATGAACCCCGAATACAGACAAAAAATAGATCAGGGTGAAGATGATGTTTCATATGCTCAACGGATGGAGCCGATTGTAACGGCTGCCATTGACGAGTATGCCGAAAAGCAAAAGCCGGGTGGAAAATTGAAGTATGAGCGAGGTTACCAAGCCACTGGTGGTAGAGGAGTAACTCCTAAGAAGAAAAATTACAGATTGATGGATGGAACCATGAATGCAAGGAGTGCTACTACTGGTAAGCCAATAAAAATAAAGACCAAAGAAAAACCCCTATATTCACCACAGGATATAATAGTTGAAAGTAATGGGTCGTATATAAACTATGGTGATTTCACTCAAATTCCTAGTACACATAAGAATAAAAATATTTCATTTTCATTTAAGCCAAATAAATTAATCATATTTAATGATAGAGGTGAATTTAAAAGATATGTAAGAGGAAATATAGTAAAATCAGATACCGGTGAACAATCTAGTTTATACGAAATATTAGGAATCAAACCTGAAGATAGGGAAAAATGGATGGAGGCAAGGAGTGTATTGATTCCATACGAAGAGGTAGAAAGTCTTGTTGAATACCATAATGTGATGGATGATGTGAACGAGTTTATAGGTTCTAGGTTTGAAGGAGAGGAACAAATTGATATAGAAGAATTTCAATAAACAATCAATATAAAAAGATGCCTGCATCATCAAACAAGATACGTGTACGTACTCCCGGAGGACAGGAGGCTGATATCAATCCGGCAAAATGGGATAAGTTCCTTGAGAAATATCCCGGATCTCAAAAGGTCGAAAAAAAAAAAGAACCTACACCAAGCGTAAAACAACCTACTGGGGCCGTATCAGAGCGTGGCTTGCCTCCAACCCAACCTATAAGTGGATCAAAGCCTTCCCAAGGTAAAGGTTTTGAAGGAATGCCCGGAGGATATGTTTGGGCTGGAGGTGCAGTCACACCACCACCAACACCTATTCCAACTCCAAAGAAAAAGAAAGAAATATACCAAGAGGATTCGGACAATGTATTGATGAATGCCATCAAGAGGGGTCTGAATCAAGCGGATTTGGCTGCTCAAATGACAGCCACTGGTGGTGACCCTACCATGAAAATAAATGAGGAGATTGCTAGGATTCAAAGGGAAAATAGACAATTGAAATCCAGTGAAGCTTATCAGAAGTTCAATAATGCAACTACAACTAAGGAGGCTTGGGCTGCATTAACCGAGTCTCCTACAAGTTTTGCAACCATTTTAGCGGAGTTGTCACTTGAAAGTCTTACTGCTCAAGCAAAACATGGACTTATTCGTGCTGGTGCGGGAGCTGCAACAGGAGCGGCTGTTGGTAGTGTTATACCTGGAGCCGGAACTGCGGCTGGGGCTGGGGTTGGTATATTAACAGGTCTTGGTCTTGCATCTTTGAATCTTGAGTATTCAGGAAAAATGCTTGAGGTTTTTGATGAAATGGGATTTGATACAACTAATCCACTAGAACTTGAAAAAGCGTTTTCAGATGAGAAAAAAGTAGATGAAGCTAGAAACACAGCATTAAGAAAAGGTATACCTGTAGCTGTTTTTGACATGGTTTCAGGAGGATTGGCCGGTAGGATAGCTACAAAACCAGCAAAGAGTTTACTTGGAAAAGTTGCAACGGAGGCAACTGAAATTGGAACACAAGCTGGATTGGGTATGGCAGGCGAAGCTACTGGTCAGGTTGTAGCGGGTGAAAAGATAAATCCAGCAGCGATATTGGCTGAAGGTATAGGTGAATTAGGTCCTGGTACTGCTGAGATTATAGGAGGCCGTGTATATAGAAAGATAGCACAACCTAAAACTCCTAAAGAAGCCGTTTCCACCATAGTTGCTGCTGCATCTCCAAATGCCGATAAGGCAGCATTGGTAAAAGACCAGATTGATTTGTCATTGATGTCAGGTGAGATAGATGATGCGCAAGCTGTTGAATATGCCAACGAGGCAATAAAAGCAATTGAATCAGACAAGAGTGTTCCATTACAAATCGAAGGAATAAAAAGGGTTGATGTATTGCCGATAATCATTGACAAGTCTGATGTGCAAAATGAGATATCGCAACTTGAAAAACAGAAGGAGACTACGGATGCAGCATTCCATCCGATGATTGATACTGAAATTAATACAAGGAGAACACGTATTGATGAGTTGACAAGACAGATTCAATCCATATTGACAGCACCTACCGAGGTTGCACCCACCACAGCCCCGGCTGCTCCTGTTACCGAGACGGACCGTATACGTACCCAGATACTTGATGAGATATTCAAGGATTCCACCGCACAGAACAAGGCTGATGCGTTGGAGCAGCGTATGAACAACGCAGAGGAGATATCCATGACTGAAATCAATGATGTGCTTGACGGTCTTTACGGCCAGGTCGAGACAATCATGGACAACTACTTTGACAACGAGGCGGGCAAGCAGTATGCACAGGCGTTATTGGATAAAATAGATAAAATCAAATCATATGAATTTGCAACAGACAAGGAAACTGCTGTCGTTACCGAAAGAAAAGCAGTTCAGACTGCTAGAGCTTCTCTCCAAGAAACAGCAAGCGTCATCAACCTCGCAAGGGCGCCAAGGGCAACAGCAACAATCACAAGCGAAGATGGAACAACCGGAACCTACTCAATCGAAGTCGGTCCCGATGGAGCAGTCACCTTCGAGCAACCCAACACCGAACCAATCCGGATCGGAAATGTCAATGATGTAAACAAGACCGCTTCGATTGTAGAGACCGTGTTGAACGAGCAGGGTCTGCCTCAATCGGTGTCGTTCTCGATAACAGGTGAAGACGGACGCAAACATACCATTACGGTAGAGGCCGGTAAGAAACTAAAGCCACAGCAGTTGCTTGACCTGGCTATCAACATTAGGGCGAATGAACTTGGAACCGTAGACCCTGCGGATTTCGATACAGCGTATGAAGAAGTAACAAGAGAGATAACCACAACCAAACCCAAAACAGATGCCGTTCAAGTCGAAACAGCAGGTCAAGTACCTGTACAGCCAGAAGCCGGAACTCGCCAAGAAATGGCGGAAGGAAAGCCCCAAGCAGAACCTCAAGCGCCTACCAAAGAGGGTGTCAAGGAAGAAGTAACTGCACCGAAAAAGCAGTCAAAAGCAGACAAATTAAATGAACTGCAAAACCAACTGATCAGGGCCAAGATAAATTCAAGGATTCCGAACATCTTGAAGGCGCTTCAGTCCGTAGGGGTAAAGATTGAAATCATCGAAGACCCTGCCGAGTATGACAGGATCATGCGTGATGAATATGGAAATAATTACATATCAGCCGGAGTGTATGTAGCTGAATCAGGAAAGATTTACTTGAATCCTGAAAGAATGATTGCTACCGGAGAGGGTGTTAAGATCCTATATCACGAAGCCACGCATCCTGTATTGAATATCATAAGGAACACGAATAAGCCGCTTTATGATAGGATGGTAAGGGCAATGGAGCAGGCTGAAAAGGCCAGCACAGGCAAAAACCGGGAGGCATTCAGCAAGCTCAAGAAATTCGGAGAGGCATATGAAGGCATCGGTTATGATGAATCGCAAGTGAATGATGAAAAGCTTACAGAGTTATTGGCATTAATAGGCAATGGTGATATCGATTTGACCAAGTTGCCGAAGTCTTTCACTGACACTGTAATCGATTTCCTAAATCAGATAGCTAAATTCTTAGGTATAAAAGCCAGACTGACTCCTACAAGCGACATGGGTGCTTTGAGGCAGGTTGCAAAGGACATTAAGAACTCTTTTGACAAGGGGGTTGATATTGGCGAATTCTTAGGATATGACAACAAAGGCAACATAGATGCCAAAGACCTGTTTGTTAACGAGGATGGAACACCTTTCAATCAGATGTCCTTGTCTAACAAGTTCGTTGATTTGATGAACGGTGTCGTGTTCGAGTATATAGAAGACACCGAGGATTTCAATAAGTTGAAAAGCCAAGGTATTATAACGGATGATAAGAAGTTGTCAGACTATGAAGGTTATTTCGCAGTGCTTCATATCCCTGACAATGCATTCACAGGAAAGGCATTCAAGGATAACGAATTGATACTTGATGGCAAGGGTGGGGTTTATTTTCCGATAAGGTTCAATGACAAAGGTTATTTTTGGGCATCAACCAGTAACGCAGCCAAGTCATTGGCTAATATATTGAATGAATCAAGAATGATGAATCCTGATGGGAAGATTAGGATGGCATTGATATCTACCGAACCCAAAAAAATACTTTCATCATCTAATGCATCGACAGGTGTTATGGAGATTCTGTTTTCCAAAGCCTTCGATAAAAGGGCCAAATTGAAAGAAAGCAATGTTATAGACTCTTATGTTGAGGGAGTGAAAATAGCTAACATTGAATTCATTTCAATGTTTGAGAAAAAGATAAAGGAAAAAATAGCTAATATAAAAAAGGCTAAAAGTGATGCGTCGCGCATGAAAATGCAGAAGAACCTTTCTGATTTCAAGAAAAAGGGTCCTACCAAAGCTCCAAAGTTGACCAAGTCAATGAGTGCCGATAATATAAAGGCAATCTTGAACGAATTCTTCAGTCCAGATAATTCATCTTTCAGGGAAAGGGAGGCGTTTAACACCATTGTACTGGATTTGATTGCACAAAAAGTAAACAATATCGATAAGGTGGCTTCAGAAAGGTATGGTAAGGAGTTAAGAATTGTGGCCACAGAGGTATTATCATTCCTAGGTATGACCAAGAATGCGGTTCGACTGAAGTCAACCGGTGGTAGGTTGTCTGCTGCTAATCTTGTACAAGGATTCTCCGATTTCATGATGGAGCCTATGTTGAAGGGTGAGGATAAGAACAAGGTATATGCAATATTGGAAGTTGATTCGGAAGTAGAAGCCGTATCGATAGGTAAAGAGCATGGTTCTTATGATTATGCTGTAAAGCCTATTGATAAGAAAGCCAAGATTACCCTCAATATTTTACAAGATCGTCTTGATTGGAAGGATAATGTGATTGACCCTGAGACAAACCAACCTATGGATCCTGAAAGGGCCAGTAATGTGTTACCTACATACGGTGTCTCTCCAAAACCTGTGAAACTTGCCGTTTCACAGATGTCGCTGTACACGGCAACCATAGACGGGGTTGATGTTGAGTTGAAAGGTATTGATGTGGATGTCGTGAACGGATTCTATTCCCCATTGGAACAAGAGGTGTTCGGCTCCAAACAGGACAAGATGCCTGCCAAGAAATGGCTTGATAGGTTCAAGGGTCGTGAAGAGGCGAAGTGGACCGGTCTGAATGATTGGCTGGATTCACAGGAAGGTGCTGTTTCCAAACAGGACATCCTTGATTACATGAAGGAGAACCGTATCGTGGTTTCGGAGGTGGTGATGGGCGCAAAAGATTATAGTCAAAGAATAAAAGAAATAGAGAATGAAATAGATAAAGAAGGGTATTATTTTGAACTCGACATGGGTGGAGAAGGATATATGTTGCTTAATAAGGAAACTGATGATTTGGCGGAATATGAAGAATTGCCAGAACGAATACAAGACATGTGGAATGAATATAATGAAATTCAAGGACCTGAATTTAATGCCTATTCAAATATTGGTGGTAAATACTCCCAGTACCAACTCGAAGGCGAGAAGGAGAATTACAGAGAGGTGTTGGTGACGTTGCCGAGTAAAATTAAACCATATTCAGTTATTGATAATAGAGATAATTCAATTGTAAAAACATTTGATAAATATTCTGATGCAGTTGAGTTTATTGAATCAAGCAGATTTGGTGATAACTATGATGTAAAAGAAGATAAGTCTACAACTTTTCAATCCTCCCACTTCGACGAACCCAACATCCTTGTGCATCTGCGTATGAACGAGCGTACCGATGCGGAAGGAAACAAGGTGTTGTTCCTTGAAGAGGTCCAGTCCGATTGGGCGCAGAAGGGAAGAAGGGAAGGGTTTGATTTAGATAAAAAACAAGTTGAAGAAAAATATAATCAAGCACAATCTGCTTTATCACAAATTGAAAACAAAATTGAAAACAAATACGGAAAAGACTGGGATCTTCGTGGTGATATTGATGAAGTACTTTCAAAAGAAGATTATGAAAATTATCGAAAAGCAGCAGGAGAACGAGCCAAGTGGGGTAATTTATTAGGAAAAGAATATAAAACAGGAATCCCCACCGCCCCGTTCGTCATGAACACATCCGACTGGGTGAAGTTGGCGATGCGTGTGGCATTGAAGGAGGCAGTCAAGTCCGGAGCGAACAGCATCGCATGGACTACGGGCGAGCAGCAGAACGACAGGTTTGATTTGAGTAAGACGATTGATGAGTTGTTTTATCAACAATTGTCTGATGGTAAAGGGAATTTAATTGATAGGTATTATATAAGGGGTACTAAAAATCAAACAAGGTTAATTGAAAAAGATAATTTACAAGCATCTGAATTAGAACAATATGTTGGTAAAGAAGTAGCTGAAAAAATAATTAATGGAGAAACTGAAGGTGTACTAAAAGGTATTGACCTCAAGGTCGGCGGCAAGGGCATGATTGGTTTCTATGGGACCGTAACCAAGCCCGGTATCGTAGGACAGGTCGCATCCAAGCTGTTTGGACAGGAGGTAGTTGCGACTGAAATAAACGGTGTTGAGCAACCATCCGTTAAGGTCACTCCACAGATGAAAGCCGAAGTCAAAAGGGGACTGCCGCAGATGTCGCTGATGGGAACACGGATGGTAGTTGAGAAACCAAACGAGCCTACCCTCAAGGCTGCTGGTCTGACACCTTCCGAAGTGGAACAATGGAAAAAGAAAAACAAGGTATCACAGCGTGAGGGAAGGGTCACCGGTGTTCAGAAATCAGCACAAGATCTTTATGAGGGTAAGATAACCGTATACCAACACATAGCGAACGTAAGGAAAGAACAACCCGCTAGAACCTATCAGGCCGTTCCACAACTTCCTTCATACAAAGATGTGACATCTTCACTTGCTGAAAATCAAATGGAGACAGGTGTGGTGGGTCTGAACAAAGGCATAACACAAGGAACACAAGTAGGAGCAAGACTAGATATACCGTCATTCAATAATTACGGCACTAATGTTGTTTCAATACACGAAGCTACGGGATCAGGAAAAGCCATAGGGTACGGTCGTACCGCATCATTATCCAATGTTAAATTCAAGACAAGTCCAAGTGCCGCATTGAAAGTAGCTATGGGCGAATCGAAAGGGACATGGGCTAGGATGATTGGTTCCTGGAATAACGAAAGCGACCAATCAGTAGTTGACCGTGCCAAGCAGGCTATCAGCAGTGGTGAATGGATACAAATCGGTATCAATCCGTTCCGACACAGTTGGTTTTACAATAGGGCCACTGGTATGCCGGTGATGGAAGCTGCCGAGGTGTTACAGGTAGGCAATATGGTATTGGCTAGGGGTGCAAGGGAACTGAACCTGAACAATGCAAAGGACAAGGCTGAATTCGAGGAGACATTCAAAGTTAAACTTAAAAGTGGTGCTATAGGTCAGTTCTCGCTGATGGGTGAGAGAGATGTCGCCAAGAGGTTGGAGGGGGTGGGCAGAAACAACTATGATAAACTGATTGATATATATGTTAAAAACAGAATAAATGGAAGACCATTAAGGATATCAATTCAAGACATGATGAATGAAGAACCTTTGTCGTTAACATTCAACAATGTTGAACCATTTTCAAGGGAGCCATATGCGGTTCAATTTTCAGATGGATGGCCAATGGTTAGGTTAACTGATGGAAGATATACTGATGGCGATTTGATATATGAATCATGGGATCAATTAATTGAACTAAATAAGGATAATATTGATGAGTATTTTATGGATTTGGAAACAAATCGTGAAATTGATGTCAGGAATGATGTTCGAGTAAAACAAATTGAAAATAATAGTTATGATTCATTATCTGACATAGGATTTTGGAATAAAGCCACTAAAAATCTGTCAGAATATCTTGGGTATACATCACCTATGCAGATGCAAGAGGAAAGTCTGGAAGATGCTGAAATAGCAATGAATTTGACAGCAAAAGCGGTTGATTTATATAATGAAGGTAAAATAAAGACTGACATTGATTTTTACACAAAAGTTCTTGGTTTGACTAATGAAGAGGCTAAATCTAAAATAAAGAATGTCTCATTTGCAGATGCTTTGTCTCAAATGTATGTTGAATCAAAGAAAAGAGGCTCCAATCCTGAACTCGTCAAGGCCGTAGAGGATGCCATAGATAAACCCCGTGGCCAGGCATCGCTGGTCGGCACTCGTGGCATCCGACCTACCACTAGGGAGGATGTTGAGGCGGCATTGTCCCGTGGAGACAGGGTCATTGCAACACTTGAGATGGATGATGAGCCTATAGAAATAACCAGCATGGCTATGGTTGACCGTATCGATCTCGATACGACCGTAATCATTCCGGATGTCAAGGGCAAGATGAAGAAGGCGTTCCCCAACGGTCAGATGTCGATATTCGCTCCAAGGGGTATGATGAATACCGCTGAAGAGGCAAAGAGGCAATATCCGTATCATCAAATATTGGTAGATATAGGTTTGGATGCGTACCGGAACCAAGGCATCCGCAACTACGCTTCGTTCGTGACCTATGCGAAACAGTTTGATGCATCCATTAACAAGAACCCTTACATGAAAAGGGTTTGGGAGGATGTGACTCGTATCGTGAACGGCAAGAAACCGCTCATACAAAGCGAAAAAGACTATAGGGATTTCCTTATCAAGGAGAACGACGTACCCGTAGCCAATGCGGAAAGGTTGAAGAAACGCAACTACAAGAGCATGGTTACAAGGACCAAGGGCGCATTGCTTGATTCCAGGGCCGAACTATTCAAGGCGCTATCAGAATCCAGCAACAGGCTGTGGTCTATTGCCGCCAACTATGTAAATGTAATCGGTGGTATGGGAGCCAAGTCCATATATACTGCTAACTTTTTGGCTGATGGTGTTTTCAAAGGATTAAGCACCAAGAAGGAATACCTAATAGGTGACCAGATGCAGTCCGAGAGTACGATATTCAACCATATGCTTGTCCGTATCCGTGTGCTGGAGATTCAGCGCAAGATGCAGGATAAGTTTGATGAGTTCATGGATGTTGATTCAAAAATAAAAGAAATAGAAACAGCCAGTAAGGACTTGAAAATGTATGCCAGGGAAATGGATTCACTTGAGAAAAAATACAATAAACTCAAGGACAAGAATACCCAGGAGGCGATTGATATGCTTGATAAGATAAACGAGTATATGGATTCAATTAAGGTTACTCAAGATCTGATAAAAAAGGAACATGGTGACTTGAAAGTCGACAAGGATGGAAACTACATCGTTCCATCGGAGTATATAGACACACGTGACAATGTACGCAGGTATCTTGACCGGAACAATATGCTTATTCAGGACTCAAATGGTAAGTATTCACTAGGAACATACCAATTCGCAAACAACCTGAACGAACGCACCGCTTTCAATGAGAATGAGCAGGTGTTGGAACAATACCCAGAATTATACGAAAAACTGATGCAACGGGCCGATGCGTATCACCAAGCCTTCATAACCTTACTGGATATGCAGAAGGATGCCGGTATGCTATCCAAAGAGAGTTACGATGATATGGTAAAGTACAAGTATGTTCCGATGCGATATATCGGACATATGATTGAGGATATTGTTGTGGGTGATGACTTGAAGATTAACTCCGAGCAGTCCAAACTTATCAAGAGGCTGACTGGTGGTAGCGAGGAAAACATCGACATGGCTTTTGATGAGGCATTGAAGTTCCAAGCATATATGGTTGTAAGGGCTATAGCCAAGAACAACGCAATGCAGAAGATATATGAAGCCGCCAAGAGTGAGAACTTCCAAGGTCCGTTCTATGAGCCAGATGTGACAGGTGTGGATGCCGATGGTAACTTCAAGTATGGAAATTTGCCTGCCGAGGATGCCATCATTTATTTCTTTATGGATGGAAAGAAAATGGCTCTTGCTACTTCCAAGGAAATAGCCTCGGCATTCAATGGGTCGAATATGCCCGATCTTGGAATATCAGATGAAGCACTTGGTTGGGCAATGATGACTATTCCGTTCCGTGCCGTTACAACCAATTTGAACCCTGGTTTCGGACTTGCACAGTTGATTCTTGATATACCACAAGCTCTTCTTACAAACGAAGCATATTCAAATATAACCACCGGTCTTCCAAGAATCCTGTTCAGGGACTTGAAGCTTCTGACAGGAAAGGGTCTTGGGGAATTGTCAAAACTTCTTGGAATAGACATGGGATTTGACAAGGAATGGAATGAACTTGCAATGGAGGCAAGGGAGTACGGTGGTCTTATCACATTCACAGGAATGGATAATGAAACCATGAGTATCACCCAAGCGGCTGAAAAGGCAATGGATAAGAAATCCAATATGCTTACCAATGCGTTTGCTGCATATAGGGATAAGGTTGAGCAGTTCGGAACAACGATGGAGACAGTTACACGACTTGCGGTTTACCGTAAGATGCGTAATAATCTTATATCCGAATACAAGAAAGCCAATAACGGCAAGGCTCCAACAGGAGAGGACCTTGACAATATCCGTACACAAGCCGCAGCAACATCTTTGAACGTACTTAACTACAATCGTGGTGGGGTAGTCGTAAAAGGATTAAACAGGGCCTTGGCATACCTCAACGTGGCGTTTCAAGTTCCTTATAGTGTTATCAAGTATGCCAAAAGAAAACCATTTGAAGCCTCTCTTAAGGCTATGGAGGTTGCCATGTGGCCTACGCTTGTTCAACTCTTATGCTACCTGTCAATAGATGATGATGATGACAAGGAAAAGTACCTTGAGATTTACAACAACTACAATGAATACGAAAAGTTCAACTATTGGCACATGTATAATCTACTATGGGATGGTAAGGATCCGGAAACAATGATTGTCCGAATCAAAAAGCCGACAATCCTATTACCCCTTATCAACTCAACCGAGGTGGCTGTGATGTATGTAGCAACAGGTGGCAAGACCATGTCTCCAAAGGATTATAGTAAAAACCAGTTGCTATCCGACATAGTTGATATGCAGCCACTTGGTTGGAGTTTGATTTCATCCGTTCCTTTATTTAATGCTTTTGCTATATACGCACTTAACAAAGACTTGTATCGAAATATGGATGTTGTAAAGAACGAGAAGGAACTATTCAACTGGGAAGAAGGCCAAAACGATCCAAATGTGGGCAAGTTCTACAAGTACGTTGCGGAAAGGACAAAATACCTTGGCGATAATGACCGTGAGACCCTTGAAAGCATATCTCCAGCCAGGATGGATGCAGCGGTAAAGGCAGCTGTAGGTAACTACGAAACCAACATAACCACAGCTTTGCCACTTCTTGGTGCTGAAGGATTGCTTTCCTGGTTATCATCAGACTATTCTGAATTCAAGGTCCCGGCACAGACCGACGAAGAGACCAAGTCCATCATGGAAAAGGTGTGGGATGGCGTGGGCCTTAAGAAGAGGTTCTTTGCCAAGGTTCCAGAGGTTAACCCACAGATATACAAGAGCATGGAGTTTGAGAAGAAGATGAAGAATTATCTGAGGGAGGAGATTCGGAGCATGGTGGATGTCATCATCAGTGAGAAGAAAAGTATTGATGAAACCAAGCAGATGATACGTGAATACTATAAAATGGTTTCACAGGACAATCAGTATTACGATATCGAAAATCTTGATTCTGACCTAAAAAATGCTTTCAAATACGTAAATAATCAGAAATGGCTGAAAGACAAACCGAAATGGTATAGAACACTCATCTTCGCTCCCGATACGGAATCTAAAATTATGATATTCGATGTCAGTACGGAAAACATGGATCGTGAGGGTAAGAGACAGGCACTCAAAGATTTGTATCTAAAAGGATTTGTCAAGGAAGGTGATGATGCGTGGATTAAGTATGTAGAAAAAGAATTCCCAAAACAGGGTAAATGAACCCCCTAACCCTATCTTTGTAAGGCTATGGCACTAGAACTCAATGTAAAATTCACAAGGTCAAACGACTATCAGAGCATAGTCGCTACCGACCTGACCGGTGTGTACAACGCCTTGACCAATCCAGGCGGTTACGGAGCGCCCAATCCTACGGTTGGATCGTTCACTTCGTTCAACATCACCGTGACGCCAGCCGACCCGGTAACATTGTTACCAACCGGCACACCTGTAACAGTGAACGCCTATCCAAGCCTTCCCAGTTCCTCAAACGGAACTTTTACTATCACCAATGTCGACTTGGGGTTGGCCGCTACCGATAACATCATAGACGGTGTGTATCTGTTCAATGTTTCAGCCGAGACAGCATTGGCCGAATACGAATACCAGCGATATGCCGTATTCAGTGATATCGTTGCATGTTGCATCAAGAACCTCACCTTGCAGGCCTTCGGATGCGATTGCAACGGAAAGAACAAGAACCTTGTCAAGGCAAATATGTGGCTGTCTCTTTTGAAGCCATCGGTTGACGACTCAGGGGAAATCATCCCAAGCCAGGTAGAACTGTGCCAGCAATGGAACCAGGCCGCCGAAATCATCAGGGAGCTTCAAAAAATATGTAACAACAATAACTGCAAGGGCTGTGGCGAATGTAAATAGCATACGTTGCTGCGGTTTCACCAAGGCATACAAGGTACTGACCGACTCAAGGAAGGGTTGCCTTTCCGATTGCGAACTTTACAAGAACGCATTGTTGCAGTACCAGATAGCCGCCCTCGCCGAGTATTCTTCGGAAGGGTGTCTAACTCAGGAGCAGTACGATTCATTATACCAAAAGTTAAAGTTGAATTGCAACTGCTGTTCTCCTGATATCGAACTTGAGAATCCCGGAACGGAACAGACCGACCTGTGCTTCTTCTACGCCACATTCTCCGATGACAATTATTTCGAGGGATGGGAAATCGACAATCAGCCATTCACTGCTAATGTCAACACAGTCATGAACTCCTACGGCGGAAGGGGTGATGTGTACAACGATGATGGCAATCCGATTGGAGCGATCATCACATACATGGGATCAGCATCCAGCACACCTCCCAATCCGGTTGTGGAGGACAGCAATGTTCCGGTTCCGTACACATGGTCAACACCGATATGCGAAACCTCTTGTTGGCAGCATATATTTATCAAGCCTGACTTCATTATGTCAAGTATCAACCTTGGGTTTACTCCTGCTATAAACTTCCTTCAGACGCTGACGCAGAACATAAATGTATCTATCCCAGCTGATATCGTACTACTGCAAACATTCCTGCAAGGCATATACGGACCACAGGTTCAAGTACAATCAGTACAACAGCCAAGTACAGACTATCTGGTTACAATAACCGGAGTTTATATTGACCCATTGACATCCGTTACAGGCACTACGACAATCGTAGGTGCATTCGGATGGGAAAACATAGTATGCGAATAACATGACCGCAGCACTTGAAAGATACATATCGACCGTACTGAAGATGCCCGCCAAGGCGGAGTTCATCACAAGGTTGAACAACCTGTCCGGCCTCAGCGGAACTCCAATGAGTCCACTGCTGACCAATTGGGTGAGGCAGAACTTCGGATTGTCTTCGGTCGCTGCCATACAGAACTGGTCATCTGGTAAGTTCAGTCCAGAGATGTTGTTGCGCTGGACGAGCGTGTTCCCAAGTTCGTTTGAGAACGGAGCCATCCGTGCCGATTTGTACGAGATACTGACCGGCGGTGGAGTGATTCCTCCCGTAGCGAACTTCAGCGGTAGTCCGACATCAATCAATATAGGTGACACCGTAGCGTTTACCGACCTTTCCACCAACACCCCCACATCATGGTCGTGGGCGTTCGCTGGCGGTACGCCCGCTACAAGTGTGACACAGAACCCATCGGTCGTGTACAATACGGCTGGGACATATAATGTTGACTTGACGGCTACGAATTCAGCGGGTAGCGACTTGGAGTCGAAGCCGAATTATATTACAGTTACCAATCCATATCTTTTGGATAATTATTCGGGTGCAGGTGCTGCTTATAGTGTCAGGAAATTATCATCTTCATATACCGGTGCAGCTTTAAGGGTTCGCAGGTCTTCGGATAATGGCGAGCAGGATATTGGATTTATAGGTCTTAATCTTGATACAACTGCATTGACATCATTTGTAGGAGCAGGTAATGGATTTGTAACTAAATGGTACGATCAAACAGGTAATTTAAGACATATGGCTGAAGTAAATGGATCGCAACAGCCATCTATCGTCTCAAGTGGAAACGTAATTACTAGAAATGGAATAATTTCATTGTTCTTCAATTCAAGCAGTTCAAACAAGATTACAAGCAATTATGGTCTAACCAATGGGCCTATTTCGACTATTGGTGTTTTAAGCTTAAGTGGTACAAATGGAAATGCTTTTATTCAAAATAATTTTTTTGGAATTGGTGTTTTAGCTGATAATTTCTGGGGATATTTATCAGGTGCATCTGTATCAGCTGTAATAACTACAGTTCCTTCAATGGTTCAATATACTACTGGTTCTTTTGCTTTAACAAACAATGCTTCGTACTTGGTATATGGAAATTGGAATGGTAACTCTAATGTTGTAAAAAGTAGAAGAAACGGAATAGCTGCAGCTAATAGTGGGGTTTCTGGTTCAACAATAAGAAAAAATGATACTGGCCCTCAAAGTTACCTTATTGGTTATGCTAGTGAATTTATTATTTATCCATCAGATCAGGCTTCAAATGTAGCAGGAATGGAAACGAATATAAACGGTTATTATAATATCTATCCATAATGCTTTACCTAATCTTCCCCACCGAACAAGCCGCTAAAGACCGAACCTATGAAATCGCTAGAAATCTTGGCTGTCAGCAAGGCTCAACAGAATATTGGTTCGGATGGATCGTATCGTATACAAACGCACCTGAATCAGCACTGATGGTTCCCGAAGATGAGACAGACAAGCTGACTCCAACAGAAGTAACAGAACTCAAAGACCAAGCATACATGGAAGCCAACGGATGGTTTCCTCCAACACAGAATCCATGAACCCAATCCTCATCGACTACATACTGAACTGGCTCGCTCCTGCTGAGTACAAACTTGAACTCAAAGACCGACTTGAAAACCTTTGCTACTTTTCAGGCACTCCGATGTCTCCCGGACTGCATCAGTGGGTAACGGACAAGTTCGGACTGGAGATGACCAAGGTGATCGAGGACTATTCGACCTTCGCCTCACCGAAACTTTCACCAGAGCTTCTATCGGTAGTGGACCGAATCGTGCCGTCCAACTACCAAGGGTATGATGCGAACCTGGGACTGAAGCAGTTGTTCGATGTGAGTTGTTGTGATAACTTCAGGTATGCTATAATTGGAAGTTATCAAGGAACTGCATCTGATTTCACTGGATGGACGATAAATGGTGTTGATTTTGAAACTAACTATCAATCTGAATTCGCAAGTGCAGGATGTAATACCAATACGCCATATACAAACGATTCAGCCTTAGGAACTTCTTACGAGATAATCGTATGGTATTATGGAACAAACGACCCTGTATTCAATATACTAAATGATTTAGCTGATCCTGTTATTCTGAATTGGAAGAGTTTGTGTACTAAAACATGCTATGAAACAATAGTGCCTCAGACGGATACGGTTATACCCACCTTTGATGTAATGGGTCCTGAATTCGTTGTAGCTGTAGATCCAAGATTTACATTTACGACAACAAATCCAGATGTTTCAATTCCTGGTAATGTAGCCGCTATTCAAGCCTATTACAGACAGTGCTGTGGAGCGGCTACGACTGTCACATCTGTAACCGACATAAACGGAGACTATGTGGTGACTATCAGTAATGCCTATGTGGCATTTCCACCAGTATGGTCAACCAGTGGCTCAGGCCAAGTATACTTTTACGAAATAACCTGCCCTTGATATATGAAAACAGCAACCGACAAGGCCGAATCCTGGAGCAAGTCCATCATCACATGGGCGCTTCTTGGCATTGCCGCATCGCAGTTTATGGACCTGCGTGACACCGTCAAAGAGATGCACAAGCTGGTCATCAAGCATGAGAACCAACTTGACAACAACAAGGACGAAATCAACCGCCTACGAGACCGAGTCGATAAAACCCAAATATCCGAGAAACGATGAGAACACTTATCCCACTACTGCTTGTCTTCGCACTAGGATGCGAGGAACCAGAGGAAGTCAAACCGGTCAAGGTTAAACAGAAACAATCCAATGAACGCAGGGGTGGCAACGGCAACGGCAACGGCAATCAGAATACCAACCCGTGCGCCAACTATCCTGTATATCCCGTTGAAACCGTAACAGACAAGGACTTCAACATAACCGTCGATACCACCCTGTGCGGTGCGGTTATATTCAGATGGGACGCACAACCCGGATTCAATCCGGTAACGGACACCTGCTTTACCATAGCGAGATACTACTACATCAGTTTTGACAATATCGGTCATACCAACGGATGTGAAACAGGTGGGTCGGTCAGTTCTACCAACGCTTACTATTACACATTGGGATCAGGCTGTACCGTATGGCCCGGATACACCTACGACATATATGTAAGGTACATACAGCGGGATACCTTGCGACAAAAATCCATTTGGTATAACTCCAAGCCCGTAAGGTTCACCGCTGGAACCCGTGCGCCTTGGCTAAACAACTGCAACTGACATGAAAAACTGGTACGAATCAAAAACCATCTGGGCCGCAGCCGGCCTCACATTACTTGGTCTGATGCACTATTGGAAGACCGGTGACATTACCAAAGCCATAGAACTTATCCTGACAGCTATGGGTCTGGTCGGTATCCGAACCGGATGGCAGAAGATTTCATGAAGTTCAACAACATTCTCGCCCTTGTCGCCATCGTTGCGTTCGTGGGCATATACATAGATCTCAGGAGGACTGGAGTGCTGTTCGGTTCCGATACCGTAATATCGCAGGACACAGTCATTGTGAACCTACCGGCGCAGACATTCCAGCTTCCTCCTGGCCAACCCATCAACATCGTGAACAACACCGTTCCAACCGATGTGGACACGGGAGCGATACTCAAAGCCTTCTTCCGCGAAGTGACATACCTTGATTCTCTTGACAACGACACGGTCAAGATTGTACTGAAAGAAGTAATCAGCGAAAACGCAGTGCGGTCAAGGGAGATACTGTGGAAACTGAAGATGCCACTAACTACGGTCATACATACACATGCGGAAAAACGAGGTCAAGTATTGTTTGGAGGTATTGCTACTTTTGGCAATGGCATTGGGGTTGCTCCTTCTATAGGTTACCGGAACAAAAAAGACAATGTCATATTCGGATCATACGATCCGTGGAACAAGACCATCCAAGGCGGTTACTACATACCACTCAAGAGGTAGTCAATCCTCAGGAGGACTGATCCAGTGCAGGAATGCAATGACTGTTCCGTAGAAGCCAATCACCAGTCCTACATACCACCATCTGCTGTAGCCAAGGATAATCATCGCCGTTGACAAAGCCAACAACAGGGCAAAGAAAATAAGGATATAAGGTTGTTTAATCATAGTATCGCGGTTATGAATGATTCAGACCATATGCCTGACAAACTACCAAAGGCAGCACCCAACGAATAGGATACCCGGTCCAAGGTTGAACCGAATACAATTTTTTTCACATTGAAAGACCATATGAAACTTATCATAAATGAAGCCAACAGGACTCCTATGTACATCCTATTGATAAGGAAACATAAGTTCAGTGATACAAAGAATACCTGAATATAACCTGTAAAAAACAGATGTAAAGAGTTCTTATTCCTCATAGTCAAAGTTCAATTGATATGTGGTTTCATTCTTTGGATTCATATCGTTCACACCGCAAAATCCATTGCATTCCATAAGAGGTTGAACCTTTCGTTCTGGCATGTCATCAATACACTTCAAGTCTGGATACGATGGATGTTTCTTGAGGAAGACAAGCTTGTTTCCTGTCTCTACAGCATGATTGCTCTGATCCTTTAGCATTGTCACAGGCTGTCCTTTGGCATCGGTAAGTTCATGTTCAAGCAACGCCATCCTATCGAACTTGTCCGGGAATTCCCGTCTCATCTTCTGCCAGTAACCTATCCCTCCTTGAATACATCCGGTCTTAAAGCAATTGTTGTTTTGGAACCCATACATGTACATTCTGGGTATTTCAATTCCGACATTTTTGACGTATTCGATACAATCGGTTTTGTCCATACCCATCATGATCAGCGGAAACACAGGTTTGGTCTTGGGATGATTAAGCTTCATGGACATGGCTCGATTGAACTCCTTCTTTTCAAACTCGAAACCGAATACCTGATAATCGTATTGGTTTTCCCTCTGCCACCTTTCCCTTACAACCCTCTTCAATTCATAACTGCATATCGCACCGGTTGCCACATTAAGAGAGTTGAACTTCCTCCATACGGATTCTATTGAATCGAACTTGCCGGTCTTTATGACTTGGATGGGTTTGCCATACCACTTCTCGCAATCAGACTTGAACCTATAGGTATCATCGTCCTCATTCATGGTATCCATCATGATGAACTCACAAGCATCGCCCCATAAGTCCTGCGCTATCTTACAAGCAACTGCCGAGGTTATGCCTCCACTCCACCAACAAATAACCCTCATACCGAGGTCGGCCTCCCCACCTCAGTCATTGTCTTGATTCGCTCCGATTCAACGAAGTTGAGCCACTTATAAGCCCGGAAGAATAGTTTCAGTACCATTTCTAATGCGTTTAGACCACTCTTCGATGGTCTCGTTGTCTACAAATTCAATTGTGGAGAACTCCTCGATCCGCTCGTTGTTGTCCTCAAGCCACCTGTTGACCCTTCGCATCTCATCGAGACACTTCTTCTGCCACTTCAACTTTTGACCGGGAGACTTTCCCATCAGCAGTGGATCGTTCATAGCCATCACAGCGGCGTACTGGCTCTTGCGAAGCGATTCTGCGAGTTCCTTGTAGGTTATCTCCGTGGGAGATGGCTTCTTGCTTTTTGCTATTACAAACATCTTATCAGTGATATTATATGTCTTGGCGATTTGTTAAGTATCTGTGCCAATTGCAACATCTGGTCTATCCGCATCCTTTTTGGATTGGTAAGCAACCTGTACAATTGCATCCTTGTAATACCCATCTTCAGGGCAATCTCGTCTCTGGTCCGACCGCTTCGGGTCACCAGGTTATTCAATACGCTTGTTCTCATAGTGGGGCAAATATATACAAAACAATCAAATGTGTAACAAATTATGTGATATAAAAATAATCAACCTATAAATCAATATGTTACATTTTACCTTGCTGAAACATAACTTTATTTGTTACATTTGCCGACATGAGTATTGAAGACTACAACCGCAAGATCATGCAAGGTCGCATGGTCAAGGTGGAACGGAACGAAACGATCCGTGGAAGCATCAACCATATGTTGATAGCATCGTTGAAAGAGTATTGGGCGGAAAACGGATACCCTAGCGAAGAGGACTACATCAGACACACCAAACACATAAGGAAACATGAGAAAGCAAACTGCTAACATATTCGTACACGACCCTGACAAAAACTTCACCGTAGACATGCAGGCCGAGTTCATCATCCATGACGATGACCAAGTCAACCACCACGAAGCCGAACTGGTTTCCTATACCATCACCAACATGAAGGAACTCCGTGACGAAGACCTTTCGTTCATGGATATTGAATATGTATCAAACAATTATCAATTAGACAATGGAGAATAAACTCACACACTGGAGGGTCTACAAGAACCCGAACTACCTAGGGGCATATGTGCTACAACCGGGAGAAGAACTGATACTAACCATCAAATCCGCCGGAATGGAAACAATCGTGAACGCGGAAGGCAAGAAAGAAGATGAACTGGTCATCCACTTCAAAGAGGATTACAAGCCGATGATCGTCAACTCGACCAACGCAAAGACCATCAGCAAACTGCTCAAGACACCATATGTGGAGCAATGGAACGGACACAAAATCCAAATCTACGCCCGTCGCATCCGTGCTTTCGGTGAAGAAGTCGATGCACTACGCATCCGGGACTTCCTACCCAAGGTAGAACAGATAGACCCGGCAAAAGCCATTGCATCCATCATGGCGTGTGCCTCGTTGGATGAACTAAAGAAAACATATTCTAGCCTGACCAAGGAAGAACAAGGACACCCCGATGTGGTAAAGGCAAAGGACAAAAGGAAAGGAGAGGTAAAGTAATGGCATTCGTATCATCACAATACTCCATCATCATCGAAGAGAAAATCTGCGAAGGAGATGCCGTATACATCATCGACCTTGACAAAATCGGCATCGTTGACGACCTGATATACCTTGAAGGTGGCATCGTAATGGTTGCCATCGAACTCGAAGACACATTCATATTGACACCGATAGACGACGAAAACCTGATAAACCTTGACTATGATCATACACGAAGTTGAGCAAGGCTCATACGAATGGCATCAGCTACGGCTGGGCAAGATAACATCCACACGACTGAAAAAAGTCCTTGCCAAAGACAACCTCTCCTTGGTTGACGAAATCATCGCGGAATCGGAAACGGGATTCGCCGACGAAGATGGTTTTGTCTCCGAGGAGATGCAACGAGGCATAGACCTTGAACCCGTAGCCATCAAAGAATACGAATCCCTTACCGGTACTACCGTGACCCGCTACGGCTTTCTCCAGTCAGACCGCCTACCCATCCTGTGCCAATCACCCGACGGCTATGTCGGAACGACAGGAGCAGTCGAGGTGAAATGCCCCAAGACCAAGACGCATATCAAATACATCCGTCAAGGCAAAATACCAAACGACTACAAGGAACAGATATGGTGCTACTTCATGGTCAACCCTGCGTTGCAATGGCTTGACTTCATCAGTTACGATCCACGGCTTGCGAAGAAACCGATATGGATTCTACGCATAAACCGCGGAGATATTGCCGAGGAACTCGATACGGCTTGGGCGGAACTGGAAAAGTTCAACGAGAAACTATTGAGTTACCAGGAGGAGTTGTTCTTCTGATAGGATGTCGGTTGGCGTAAACGAAAATGAATATCGTCTGAGGGTAACGCCCCTATTAACTTAGGGAGATGCGGGTTCGACTCCCGCACCGACAACTAATCATGCGGAGAATAATCATCGTATTCTACGCATAACTACGATATTGGCGCTACGCACCCTTTGGGGTATAATGAATGATAAATCAGCACTAACAGTACCCAAATGGGTGTAAAACCAATGCCCCTATGACACCGCACCAAACAGCACAAAAACTGTTCGACACACATACCGAGGCTTCCAAAAACGCCATCATCGGAACATACCTTGCACTCAAGGAAGTCAAGGACAAAATGGATTCCCTAATGGAAGAAAACAAACTAGAACAAATCGGATACTGGTACAAAGTACAATCGTTAATCAAAACCATATACAATGGAGACAATTGAATTCAAATACAAAAAACTTCGTGTCGCTCAAGACTTGAATAAAAGAACAATCGGTCAAATAGGTATGAGACTGCTTCGTAAAGGTGAAGATGGAACATTCATCATGCCCTCAGAAATTGAGATTGCCGCATACATAAATGATTTAGCTGAAAAAAGACTGATAAAGCACTATATCCTACAAGGAGAATACGAAAACATATACCTGTTTGACAACGATGAATTAATTGCTGAGTTGGACATACAAGAGGTTGAAGCTAAAAAAACAACCGAGTTTGTGAAAATCCAGTGTTATGATAAGAAAGTAAGTCACTCCGACAATGTACCAATTGAAATAAGCAAAATCGAAGAACTGTACCGTATACCTAAAACCTTGTTCCATTCCGGAACATGTATTTACTTCTTGTGCCGGGAGGGGAAAGTTGTATATGTCGGACAAGCCGAAAATGTACACTCCCGTTTAATAGAACATCATAAGACAAAAAACTTTGATGATGTTTTTTACATTCGTGTGTCAGCGAACAAAATGAACAAGATTGAAAGCGCATTGATTGCCCACTTGCTTCCAGAGTACAACCAAACATGTCTATCGATGGATAATCAAAAACGGTCATTGGCAGAAGGTATACTGAACATTTAATAACTTGATATATACAATGAAAACAACAACTCTAATCGCAATCGCCCTATTGGGTCTGGCATCGTGCCGTAAATGTGAAACCTGTACCACCAAGGTTACAACAGAGGCTCCCGGTACAATCTATGACAACACCGCCACATCAACGGCAGAAGTATGCGGATCGGATGAAATCAGAGCAGCCGAAGGAACCGTCACATCAACCGCCACATCAGGATCGGTAACAGTTACAACAACATCGGTTACAACCTGCCAATGAACTTCCCATACGATGCCAAAGTAAAAGTAACCGCCATCCAATACAGGATGGAGGTATACCACGAAGGATTCGTATTCCTTGTATTCATAGGCGAATACAACCACAGTCCGTTGATCGAAAACATCCGTATCCTCACCGACAAGGACGAGTGGAGAAAACTCAAATATTCAGTAAAGCATCACATCACAAACCAGGTCGAACAAATCGCACACGAATGGATGATGGTCAACCTATGACCCTTCCGTTCATAACCTTGCGCTGAACGACATTGAATGTGCCGTCATTGTCAAGCAACTCCACGGTCGCAAACCCATGACCGTGGTTGTTGTATGGCATATAGTCCGGATGCAAATCGCACAACGCACCGTTTATCCAACACGCATGGATCTCGTCAACCAAATTCTTCTTTTCATAGTAAGCCTGTTGATGCCAGTGGCCACACATCACATTCACACCCGACTTGCGTAACACCTTTTCGGCTACATTCATACTGCCACCAATACGCAACTGGTGTCCGTGCATGATGTACAACTTTCCATACTTCACTACCCTGTCCTCTGGCAACCATTGGATACACAATTGCTCAAGTCCAAGCACCTTCTCCAACTCATAATCACCCGACAACTGAGGCGCTTGTCTGACCAAATACTGCTTCACCCAGTTCTCATGGTTGCCCTCAAGATACAATATCGGAATCTTGGGGAACAACACCCTCAGACTGCTGAAAAACGCCCTAGCCACCTCCAACTCCTGACCCCATGTGTAACGCATAGGCTTCCTCTGACTGTGCCGCGTCAGATTGGAACAGTCAAGGACATCACCGTTCAATATCAACGCATCTATGTTCCGATCCTTCAAGTACGATGCCGTAGCCATCAGAGCGGTCCGGTCATGCAACGGCAAGTGTATATCACTCATCACACCAACGAACTTACCGATACCAGACGCATCAAACATAGCCGGATGGTCAGCCAAGCTCTCAGGTATCTCAAAGAACACCTTGTTCAAATCCAACACACCAAGTGGATCGTTGTCCAACGGCTCATGAACGAACACCCTCTGAGCCTCCTCGATGTTACCCATCATGCTCTGGGCAATACCATCCAAATCAGGAGCGAACCTTGGCTTCAACTTGCCAGACCTCGTATGTATGATGTATTTCTCAACGGTATATATCGAATGCTCCGTTTCAGGATGAACCTTCATAAACAACTCGGCAACATTCCAAGCCGTCAAATTGCTCAACGACCCATCGGCATCACCCTTGGTTACGAATTCGTAAATCCTATCCTTTATGCTTGGCAATCTCATCGGTTATGTGTTGTATCAGGTAAGAAATCATATACGCATAGCTCTCCTCACTGCTCTTGGTCAACGGTTGGTTCACATACCGGAAATGCTGGGCAACCACATGGAACACCTCGTGTGCCAAAGTACCCACCTTTGGAACCTCCGTAAACTGTACGACGAAATGACCGGGAAGCGAATCCTCCAGGTTATAGGTCATAGCCTCATCGTTCTGATGCACGGAAAAATAATCCTTCGGAAATGTATGCAGTTTCTTCCTGTTCCGATTCAGCTTCTTGCTGATCTCTTTAGGCTCAACCCCTATGAAAATGTGTAACTTAAAAGGTCTTTCAGGATGGTCGATGTAAACATACATATTACAAAAGTAACCTCACCATAGGGTCATATCCAAGGCTTCAGGGAAATTAACCATCAGCCAATCCCAACCATCACCCATCTGATTACCCCTGTTCCAATACGCATCGAAACGATACGCACTTGTCCACTTATAATACGATATACCCATCACTGGAAAAGCAGTCTGGTCATATACCCTGATCCGATAACCCGAATCCTTTAAATTGGTCATAATAGACCACTCCAAATCCCCATCCATCGTCTCGTTGAACGGACACCCATCAAAAGCCCTTACAACAGCCCTTGTCAGCACCAAACCACTACTCCTTGGATTAGACCCCTTGTTATCCACTAAAAGCCTCCCATACCTTCCGTAATGCAGATAATACTTGTTGCTCGGAGCGAACCCATCGTATGAACCCATGTTGGTACACGCATAATGCAGATACCCCTGACCATACCAGTCAGAGGCATTTCCCATCACATAAAAATCCGGATCGTACTTGTGCATCGCATACGACCATCCCACATTACACTTCATCCCCAATGGTCGGTTCGGATGATACACCCAATCCCCGCCCATACTCCTGACCAAATCCTCAGCCTCCGAATCCGACCCGACACATACCACCTTGCAACCTATCGCCAACAACCTGTCCATAGTCCAAGCCAAAAGGCTCAAACGACCATGAACAGGTATGATGACACATAGATTCATGGGATCAAATGTAACTATTCACGTTGTAATAACCTATAGACCGATCCGTTACTCCACCTACCCTTTCCAGATGGAGTGCCAAATCCACCCTCGTTAAGCCTCTGAACAATCACACGAATCTTCGCTCCGTTCTGATGCAACTCACGGGCGTAGTTAATTGCCCTTACATTGTCAGGATTCTTTTTACTATCACGAATCCGCACTTCATTAGCCAACATCCGATACTCCTCAAGCCAAGGCTTTCTGCCACCATTGGGATTCGATACGCCAAGCATCTTACCCCTCTCCTTGGCACTCTTGAGCGCACCCTTGGTTCGTATGCTTATCAACTCCCTCTCCCTCTCGGCAAAGGCAAAGAACAATGTCAACATGAACTTGTCAGGCTCTCCGGGAAGGTCGCAGAACCTGATCCTCCCCTTGAGCCTATCAAGTATGTCCAACCCATCCTTCGTGCTTCGTGTCAACCTATCAACCTTAGCCACCACCAAGACCATATCGTGCTTGAGACAATACTCAATAGCCTCGGCTAATATCGGTCTATCTTGGATGTTCTTGCCCGACCTCACCTCCACAAACTCCCTATGGATGTCGGGATAAAAGTGCTTGACTATATCCCTCTGAGCCTGTAACCCCAGTCCCGAATCCCCTTGCCTTTTCGTACTTACCCTTGCGTAGAGACAATACATATCAAATCCTTTTTAGTTCCACTGGCACGAATCAACCTGATACGATACACCTTGCCATCAACCGATGTAAATTCAATAGTCCCTTGATGGTTCTGCCGTTTAATCTTGTCCGTTACCCAAGTTCTTGTTCTTCCAATAATACGGGCGAAATCCGCCCGTGTGCATATTATGTTATTCTCCATAGACTGCCAAATTTATAATTTTAGTTTCAATTAACACTCCAGACTTATATCCATATCTCACCATGTGGATGCACCATCGCATCAACCTCGTAGTCGGTACATTACCAATAGCCTTCTGATACTCCTCATAAGTCACCTTCCTTGTGAACGGCATACATACCTCCTCACTACTGCCTTGAGCAGTTTCCTTTCATATTTAGGATGTTCATTAGCCACCATGTCAACGGCATGGTACTGGGTGTAAGCCAGTACCGAGCCGATGCGTCTGCCATCGTAGTAAATGTCATAGGTCTCCATGACCCACCTCCTTCCGTATCAAGTCTGCAACCACCTTTGCCACACTCGGTGAATGACCTCCGATGTGCCATTCAATAGTCTCGTCCAAGTCCAGTACACGGTACTCCTTCCAATCGTATACCGTGAACACATCGCCATTGGCAGTCTCCATACACCACTCGAAATTGGTCTTGTCCTCCCCATCATTGGTCGCACACAATGGTTCACCGAGGATACCGGTCAACTCGTTCACCGATGCCTTCACAATCGCTCCGTGCCAACTCGTACCGATGGCTTTGCTACCATGTACCTCCACGAATCCGATCCGTATCGGTTGGGTATGGATGGTATTGCTCGTATCGTCTGCGATGTACACACACACCTTATTGTAATCCTCGCAGTAGTGGTAGTCGAATGTCCCATCCGACTCCCAACAATCAGGCTCTTGTGGGTTCATTTCGTACACAATCCACTCGCCTTGGTATCCGAATTCAATTGTCATTGGTCACCTCCTTTCTCTTGTAATCGTCCGAAGCATACGCCTCAATTACATAATGAATTGTCTCCATTACATGACTATTTGTCAATGCCCCGTTCAGCACCTCTTGTGCCTCTTGTTCGTTGCACTCAAACCTATCCATCACATCATCAATGTGCCATAGGTTGTCCACATAATACCCTGCTTCACGCAGTACTTGTTTTGCTTGTTCAGTTGTCATTGGTAAAATTGTTTATAAAGTTCAACATACACTCATATTCTCCTTGGTTCGGGTCATCATACTCCGATCCCTTGTAATCGTTGTACAATGTGGTCATGAATTCGTACTCCACATCATAGGGCATATTCGTGCCACACACATCCACATACAACCTCGTAAAGAGGTAGAAGCTATAGTCCATCATAGCACACCTCCCTTCTCCAAATTGGAACGCATATAGTACAACAAGTCATCGGTGACAACACCATCGCCTTCAAAGTTCTCAAGCAGATCAATCACATGGTCTATCATTTTCCTACTGGTATTGCTTACCTCCTTTCCTCCCAAGTCATCAACCAACAACACCTCGGATGGATCGTACTCATCATCCCCATCAATCTCGCAGATGAATTGTGGGATGTAACCACATCCATCGAATAACGATTCTACCGATAGTGTAACCTGGCCGTGTGCTTTCAGTTCGGTGATGACACGATAGGCAATGTCCCTCTCATCCATCGCATCGCTGAAATACCATGCGAGGAATGAACTCGCAGTAACCTTGTTCTTTATTAAGTTTGTCATTTTGCTTATGCGTACCGACTCGCCAGTCTGCTTATTGTTTGAAATCTTCGTAATAACACTTACCTAATTGAACCTCTTTCACACTACCACCATAATACTCAAAAGAGTCATCGAAATTGGTACTACTATCGGGTTGAAGTTTTTTCCACTCACGATATTCTTTTTTCAATGCCTTGTAACAAGATTCTTCGCTTAACTCCACCACACTTATTCCGTAACCGAATATTTCAGGAATAATACCTATCCAAACGGTTTTCATTGAACACCTCCTTTCTTGTTAAACTCTTCCCATTCATTACATCCATAAGCACTCAACACAACCGCCGTGAACATACACACAATGTGTCCAACGAATCCGATGTTGCCGATGAAGACCATAGCCACCAACACGATGGCTATGGACAAACTTATTACCGTTCCTTTCATACGTTCTCCTCCCTAACTTTTTGAATCAAGAAATTTAAACCATCGTAAACATAAGGCCCCCAAGGCAAATCAACCACATGCCCACTCACCTTCAAAGACATATTTGGGTCTACCCAATCTTTGTTATCCATATCTTCCAAAACCTTGTCTATTACCTTGTCCATACCATCAGTAGTAACCTTGGTCACCTTGCGATAGCAGAACAACGAAATGTGCAAATCCACCACATAGCAAATCCGGTCAAACAACTGACGATGGTAGTCGGTAATGGTCTTGAACTCCGTAATCGGATTGTTGTAGATGAACTCATCCCACATCGGATGGAACAACGAGTCCTCGTTTCCGTTCCAATCGGTCTCATCCGTTCCGTGATGGTAGTCAACCACCAATCGTTTCTTATAATCATCCCATCGGATGTAGATAGCCTGGTCGTAACCATTTGGTCTCTCTATACGGATGCAGTCGTGTCCACTATCGTACACGGCAGAATCGAATGTCTCTTGCATCAACTCAACCACATCCTTGAGACTACGCAAGTACAAATCATAGTCCACGGTGTAGCATCCCTCGGTGTAGTCTTCCCACAACTCGTATGCCTTGGGTGTGGATAATCCGAATGCGATAGCCTTGGAACGGAACAAACTACTATCATCGTTGTCGGCTGATGGTGGGATGTCAAAATTCGGATAGTCCACTCCGTGGAGTGCCGTGAAGTTATCAATGACATCCTTGGGCAAATGGATGGTCACATCGTTACGCTGATCCATCAACGCTTTGAGTACATTCAAGTCGAACGAATCGTACTCGTTCAACGGTTCAGCCGATGGCTTCAAAGTTCGCTCAATGGCTTTGATGATTAAGGCTTGTTGCCCCTTTGGAAGGTGTTGTTTCATTTTGTTTGGTTTTGGATTGTTTGGATTATTGTGCGTTGTATCTGAAACCTTTTATTTCAGAAATATTGAAATCTACCTTTTGCAGTTTGCCATCTATTTCCACAAGGCAAGTTATTCGGTCATTCATCATTTCAGTTACTTGAAACCAGAGACCATTCAAGTTACGATAGTTTGATTTGGTTTGGATTTGTGCGGAAATTAAAGTTGTTTGTCTTTCGTTTAACATGGTTTTAGTTTTAGTTGTAGATTAATGATTGTATGAATTCTTGATTGATTGTTTCAACGGCACTCCGTAAGGATTCCGAATCGTTGGAACTGATGGCATCCTCCAACCCATCCAACAAGTCAGCGACATCGGATGTGTCTGCCAGATCGGTAAGTCCGAATCCGGATAGCATCATCACCCTCTGATTGGCTACGGCAAACGCAGTCTTACGGGCATTGCCACACTCGGAGTAGTGCTTCCATATCTTCGGAAAGTCTTGGCTTATCTTATCCATTGGTCACCTCCTTTCCTTTCATATCTTTAATCATCGCTTCGATAACCGATGCACCACTCGTACAATTGGACATAATGTTTTCCAATCGGTCTACCTTCTGACCATATGTGTCCGACTCATAAAATTTATCCCACCTCTTCACCACTTCGGTTTGAGCCAACAACTCCTCACGATTGTTGCTGAATGCTACCGTTATTCTTTTACCATTTCGACTCGCATAATACCTGAACGATGCACCCGTTGGAAACTTCACATCTATGGACAACCGATCGTGGCTGATACTTTTTCTGATGATTGCTTTTGTTGATACCTTACCCATTGGATACCTCCTTCCATATCTGCTCAAGACTCCATGTGTTGCCGTTCTCAAAAACCTGCAACCTATATGCAGTTCCGTTCTCTGCAATGGCACTAACCTTTATATCCGATGACAATAGACCATGCCGATAGGATTGGTGGTAGTGCCTTTGGCAATACCGAAGAACTGCGATTTCCGTAGGTAGCAAATCGCTGACCTTTTCGCTGATAGTTACAATGTAACCGATGAATGTTGTTTCCATTTTGTCTGATTGGTTAGCCTATACACCATAAGGTTTTAGTTATTATTTCGCTCTCACTATGTATATTAACTCTCCACTCTCCATACACTCACGATGATAATAGTACTCACCATCGCAGTAGAACTCACCTTGGCTCTGCATCGGCTCATCGGTAATCGGACATTCCCACTCCATAATCCCATCGTGTAAGTGACCAGAGTAAGTGCCATCATATACCAACGGCTCTCCATTGGCATCGCAGTTGTGATCCTTGAGCCATAGCACATATGCCTTGAATGACTCCCAATTGTTTTTGATACGGTTCTTCATCTTGTTTTTTATTTGTTAGAGTTTATATGTTCCACTATATCGCTGATCCGTTCGACCGACATCCCAAAAACGAATTGCCCACTCTCGAACTCTCGTAGGTAACCGTATCGCATAACATCGGTAAGCACTTCGTATCTGCCACCATCTATGATGATGCGATGGTTCTCTCTTTGGATATCCAAGTTCGGCAATGCCTTGCGTAATTCGATAACCGCATCCAACTCGTATCCTTTGCCTATGTACATACTCATTTCGATACCTCCCCTCTCACTACAAAACCACTCTTGTCTGCCTTGGCTTTGCCCTTTGCCTTCAGTCCAATGATTACCCCATTGTTGTGCATCATAACATCATCGGCAATGTCCCCATCTATAACCTTGTAGCCTTGGTATTCACTCGGCAATGGCTTTGTATGGTCAAACACAACTGCGACATTCACTCCCATAGCAAGTGCCTTTTTGCAATCGCTCCAATTGTTCTCTGAACGAGAGAATGTTTGCACATACCGAGTGCCTTGGTATTTCTCAACCTTGCCGATTTGCTTTGTGTAGTCGTAAAACTGAATGTTGGTCATCTCTTGGAGCAAGTCCACATTCAGCCTCTGCTTAACGATTCCGAACCAATCCAAATCTGATGTGCCGTTCAGTCTAACTTCCACAGGCTTTCCCTTGGAGTTAATCTTGCGAAGTTCTGCTACGAGTTGATTCAGGAATTCCTCTCGTTTCAGAAGGTAGTAATCGCTCTTGGAAATCCTCGCCCTCTGCACCGAGTTGAATGCTCCTCTGCCACTTGTGTTGAGGCAAACCGAAATGCACCCTTGGGATGCTTTTGGGCATAAGTTCACACCCTTGGAATTCAGAGTGAATGGTGCAAGGTAGAGAATGTAACTCTCCAATGTGTTCTTGCTTGTCTTGGCATTCGTAGTGCCTTTGCTGAGAATGGTTTTCATTTGTCTTGATTCGGTTCACCTACCCACCGAAAGGTTTAGTTGCCCACCATTGGCTGTCCGACAGCGTACACCTATAGCAATGAAATAGGTCACGGCTAGTGCCGTGTCTCGTTCGTAGGTTTCACCCTACAATGGTGGCTAATGATTGATTTTTCCAGAGCATAATTGCCACATACTATTGGGGACTGCTACCCAACATCCCCTCTCTCGCAGAGGGACATCAGAGGTGAAGTGTGTTTAGCCTTTCTACGATTCGTGCATCAGCCTTGTCCAATCTAACGGAATAGCGATTTCCGAGTGAGGGATATGGGATTCCCTCGTGGGGTGATGACTATCGGAACTACAAATTCCGAGCGTATTTATACCGACACAATGACTCCTACGGAGGGCAAGTAAGCATACACCTATCCCTCTATGTTCATTGTGTCCACATCGAAGACACCTTGGTCAGTTCACAACAAGCCACACTAGACCGAACTAGGCATTTTAGCACTCTGCTTCCATTCGCTTCCTATCTCACGACAGTACCTTGGCAAATTACTCGCTTCCGAGTTGTGGCTATCATTTCAAATTACCCTAAAACACTCCTTGTGTGGTGGGTCGGCTTCGTTACACACATCTACGAGCGATGCGTAATGGTAACTACCTTATGCCATAGTTAATCCGATTGATTAACGATTACAAAGATGGGGGTATAAACATTTGTTAATACCCTATACATAAATTTTTATTTAATTGGTTTACAACATATTACAAAGATGTTGTCCCAATATAAAACATTATGTTAAATAGATTCGGCGTGAATTCACCAAGAGTCATCCCAAACCGATTCAATATTGGGATGTATCATAACCCAAGTTGGGACTCGGAGAGCAATGGACATAGTGGTAAGATAAGTTAATTGAACTGACCTTTTGTAGCCTCCGTATGTTATGCCCTTCCTACTTACATTGATGCCGACCTTTGCCAAGTCCCTAACCAATTGGGCAACATTAGAACCCCTTCGGTATGCAAGATACTTGATGTTGTAACGAAGTAATGCCATATTTGAATCTAGATGCTCTAAAACATCATCTCTCAAAGTGGGTGAAAGTTCAAAAGACTTTCCATTAGTGAATCTTGGAACTGCATTGGGTTTTCGGGTGAATCTTGCCTTTTGCCTATGCCCTCTTTTGCTCCCCAAAGTTTCAATTTTGGCACTAACTGCTTCGGCTTCGCTCATGTTTCAACTTTGCCTGTACTGGTTTGTGTCATGTTCCATATCTCTAACCACCGATAGAGAATTGGAACAAGCAAATATAACTTCTTGATACATAACTTTTTGCATTGGATTTTCGCTTTCGGTTTGGGTTAGATTTGATTTTGTCAAAGATACGCAAATACGCGCACATATACGCGCGTGTGTGTGTGCGTGATCGCGCGCGTACCCGGGGGGGTGTGCCTGGGCGCGCGTGTGCGTACCCGTGTGTGGTATGTGTCTCCACCTGTCCCCGGCAGAAAAAAAATTTTGTGGTAACGTGGTAAGGTGTGGTAAGTAGAAAATGTTACATACTTACCACGCCAAACGCATTGATATGTAATATATTATATACTTTGTGGTAAGGTGGTAAGTAAAATTCATTAATTAGTATATATATATATATAAAATACGCATATATACATATATAGTTGATAATCAATAACAGTTGGATTTATTGAAAAAAAAATATTTTGTTCCGGGTAATTTATAGGAAAGTACTTACCACATTACCACAAATTGGCTTTTTAGAACGGAGGTGATTGATTATCAGGCTGAAAAGTGTGGTAAGTGGTCTTACCACATCTTACCACATTATAGCACTTGACCATGGCTGGTCCTTTCCGTTTTGTTTTGGGATCGCCGAATAGTTTACGGAGTTCGATACCGAACTTGGCCATATGTCGTATTTGTTGTTTGGTATTGATTTCTATTTCATTTTTTATTTCGGTGGCGGTGAGCCAGTCGATGTGTCCTGATCCGTCGGGGGGGTAGAAGAATTGGAGGATGAGTTCTCGTTCGTAGCAGATGGAGGTAAAGTCATCGGACACATCTCCGAGTTGATTGACCTCGTCGGTGGACAGGAGCCATGTTTCGCCTGATGCGTATGCGTGGTAAGCTTCCATGAAGAGTTCCACTCGGTCAATGGCATTGATACGATTGAAGTCTATCGACTCCACTTTGATTGGAAGGATACGGGTATTGCCGGTCGGGTCGGATATGACTTCGTTAGGGTTGGAAGTACCGCACAGGACGGCTAGGCGTTTGTAGTCCATGTTGTCCCGGCGGTATGGCGCTCGGAGGGAGAAGGTGTCTTTGGAGGTAAGTTCTTTGAGGCGTTTCTCGTCTTGTTTGGATTTGCCACCCATTTCGTCGTCCATGACAATGAGTTTCTGGCACATGAGCAGTTCATCGTCTTTGCCTCGGTCGAGTTTGGATTCTGCGTAGTACGACCGAAGGGAGTTAGGCAGTAGCCGACGAAAGAACTCTGTTTTGCCGTTGTATTGGGGGCCGGTGAAAACGAGCATGGACCGCACGGGGTATCCGTCTATGGCGGCGTGTATGCCGATGAGCCACTTGCGTATCCAGTTGGCGGCGTGTGGGGTATTGGTACGAACGCAGGAGATGAGGGCATCGATGACACCGGTTGGTTGTACCGATTGGTGTTTGGCGATGAACTCCTTGATGGGGTGGTAGGTGGGGGTTTGGTTGGAGAACAGTATGGTCTGGACCAGGTCCTTGGTGACGTTGGGTGTGTTGAACACGGCTCTGGCGTTGAGGTAGATGTCGTTGATGTCTTCTTCGAGGAGGGCTTCGCCGGAGCGGGATTTCTCGAGTTTGTGGGTTACGGCGTTTCGTTTGACCGGGTACTTGGTCTTGATGAACATGATAAGGCCTTCGATCAGGTGTTCGGGGTCTGAGGCGAGGGTGGCCAGGGTCACATCGGGTCGGGACTGTACGCTCCGTGCGATGGATTCGGCTTGTGTGGTTGACAGGTCGCCTCTGCTGGACAGTACGGATGCCACGTCTTCGCCCGATGCCTTGGCTGTTGCGGCCAGGGTTATGAGATCTCGGTTGGTCTTGGGCAGTGTCACGCCTGCCTGTTTGAGCATGTGGTAGAAGGTTCCGATGGTGACACGGCGTCCGGTGGTGTCACGGCGCAGTGCGATGGAGTACTGTCGGTCGGCCTGCTCGGTGGAGTACTTGGCACTCATGGAGCAGAGCGAGTGGAAGTGTGAACGGCCTGACTCGCCCAGTTCGTCGGCCAGGGCGAAGGAGAGGTTGAGGTAGTCTTCGTAGGATTCGGCGATGCTGACTCCGGATGCTACGGCGTCGGATACGAGTTGGCTGATTTGGTCACCGGTGTATACGATGGGTAGGGACTTGGGTACTACTACACGGCGTGCCTTGGTCTTGGCTGTTCGGCTGGACTCGTTGACGACCAGGTCCGGGTCATACGATACGAACCGAAGTGATACGATGTTGCGTGGTTTGGAGTCGATGACTACGCCGTAGGTGTCGAAGTAGTATTGTTGGAGCCAGTCGAAGGATTCGTTGTGTTTGTCGGGTTTGACTTTGACCATGATGGCCACGCCTTGGCGGCTGACCGAGTCGAACAGGGCGTAGGTGTACGGGTCCAGTGCCAGTGCGGTTCGGTTGCATTCGGTGTCGATGTCGATGCAGATGAATCCTGAGTGTTTGACCAGGGACGATTGGTTGCGTTTGGTGAACACGCCGCTGACGGTCACGCACGGTACGGATCGTTTGGCGGTGTCGCGGGAGTCCTTGTCCTCACAAGAGCGGACGGCTTCGACTTGTTCGGCCCATTTGCCGTTGCGTATGCCATCGAGCAGTTCGCTGATGGCGAGCATGGCTGATGGTTCGGTTGCGTATGCGTTTGGGAACAGGGATATTTGGCTCATGGTGTGTGTCCCTGCGAGACCGACCTGGCCGACATGGATGGGAAGGCTCGTTGGGGAAGGCGAATATAATGTAACGCTACGAGTTACGAACCAATGTTGAAAACTTTCCTATGAGTACTTAAAAATAATTTCATTGTATTTTTGAAGGAAATCCTCAAAAGAGTTTATATGGATAAAACTAACATTATCCATATTGTTTGATCCGTTATCGATAACCCAGTAAATTTCTATTGGTATATCTATTCCAGTAATCCTTACATTGATATTTGATACAACTTTATTACTATTTGAATTCCAGGCCGTGTGGCCATTATCAATAAGGTGTTTTATTATCGATGATTTTAGATTTTGCATCAATTATAACTCTATTTACTATTATTTTTTTCTTTCTTGCAATGTAATAACATTTAATACACCTAGTACTATTTTTATATATAATAGAATCGCAATCAATACATTTTTTAAATATAAATTCTCTAGTTTTTTTTCTAATATTTTTAAAATCTAATCCATGTACTTTACCATGGCAATTTATACATAATGTAATACCATTATCTATGTCAAATCTTTTTTCAATAGATACTGACCATGGTATTATATGATGAGCTTCAAGATTAATATTCGAGTTGCAATGTTTGCAATTATAATTATCCCTTTTTAATACAGCATTCCTCCATTTGTATATTTCCCTTGAATATTTTGATCTTTTATTTGTATTGTATTTTCCTCCTTTCCAAAAATTAGACTTTTCCCCTTTTAATCTTTCAGATTGGGCGTCATTTTGACATTTTGATGAGCAGTATTTATTTCTATATCTTTTTTTTTCACCATTTAATTGCCATTGGTTTCCACATCTTTTACAGTTTTTATATCTGGGTTTTATATTGTGTTTTTTGCCTATCCTTTGATTAGATTTGTTTTTGTTTTGGCATTCTTTTGAACAAGTAAATACTCTGTTTTCTTTTGATTTTTGTATATCAAAAGAGGCATTACATACCTTACAGTTTTTTATAATTCTGTTTTTTTTATTAAACATTTAAAATACCCCCCAATCAAACAAAGGCTACCCAGTGTCCGCTTATGCGAAAAATGGCAATGTTTGAAATAGGGGGATTTAAATATCATAGTAACTGAGTAGCATTACAAAAATATATTATGATTCAATAAATTGCATATATTTTTCATAAAAATCATCGAATGTTTTCACAATCCAATATTGCGCTCCTGCTCGTTCAACCTTTTCCTTGAATTCATGTTGAGCTGTTGACATTCGATCTTTTCCAATCTTTATTTCAATCCAAACCGCATGGGCTATACCGTTTTTATTGATGTTAGCCGATATGTCTGCAATACCTTTTGCTTGGGTTGATGGGCGGTAATATCCACCATTGACATGAGCTTTTTCTTTAACCCAAAGTCCAGTATTGTTTATGCGTGATGCAAAGTGTCCAGAGAAATTCAGAAAGTCGCATATTGCTGATGTACAGCCATTTGCAGTTGTTGTTTTATATTTTTTCACAGGCCTGTATGAATCTGGGAATTCTGGGTATTTACGTTTATTTTCCTCAATGGCAAGTGCTTTGAGTCTGTCGAGTGGTTTCATATGTCGTCTTTACACCATATCGGGGTTTTCTCTCCTACGTATGATCCGTGTACGTTGTAGTAGAAGTATTCGATTGCATCTTCCTGGTCCATATCACGGCAAAGGATTTCGATACATTTGGATACGCTATATATAAGGCGCATGCTGTTTTCTTCGATGCCGATGATGGCTTCATTGAATCCGTCGGCTTTGAGTATCTCTTCTTCCGGAAACCATTCGAGTATGTACTCAAGCATTCCTTGTGGTTCGTCCGGTCCTATTTTGAATTGGTCCATGTGTTTTGTTTAGTTACAAAAATAAAAAAATCTTCCAATAAATTTGGAGTATCGAAAATTTGTTTATCTTCGCATCATGGTACTGATAAACCTCACGGATGACCAGTCGATAGAGTTGAAGCATATCGAGAATCTGGGTCTTATTGCGTTGACCACGACCCAGTGGGGGAATGAAAGCACTACGGTGTATCTGACCAAGGAGGAGGTGGTTTACGTCGCCGAATTTATGTTGAACTATATCGATTCGGTATCATGAGGAAGGAGTTGCGCATATTGATACCGGTGACGATGCACGAAATGATTCGCATATTGGCACGAAGGAACAAAAGGACTATTACCAAGGAAGTGGAATTACTAATCGAAAATCATATAAGAAATGGAAATCAAAGGAAGAGTGAAGACAATCCTGCCTATTGAGCAGGGAGAGAGTAAGAACGGAAAAGGATGGAAGCGTCGTGACTTCATCGTGGAGTTCAAGGATGGCAGTTACGACAAGCTTGCGGCGTTCACGGCCCGTACTGATGCGGCGCTTGAGCGTGTAGGCAACTTGGCTGAAGGGGCTGAGGTGAACGTGGCTTTCAATGTGGAGAGCCGTGAGTACAACGGAAAGTATTACACGAACCTGAACGCTTGGAAGATTGAGTTGCTTCAGTCTGCACCGGCTACCGACTTGCCGTTCTGATGAGAAACAAGTTGGCTGGAAAGTTCAAGGGTAAGAGCAAATCGGCTCGTTACTTCGCATTGAATCCTGATTCGAGGGAGAAGAAGAACGAGTACAACAAGGAATACCACAGTACCGAGGAGAGAAGGAGGTATCGGTCCCGGCTCAACGGGGCGAATCGTACCTCCGGCTCCAAGGTCGGTGACGGCAAGGATGTGAGCCACACCAAGGATGGTGGAACCACGCTTGAGAAGGCCAGCTCGAACAGGGCTAGGAATGGAAGAGGTAACAAGCCAAGACTTAAATAGGTATTACATTGAGGGGATTGACCACATGTTGACTGCCAGGGTATGCAAGATGTTGAAGCATAAATGGCAGAACCTGAACGACTGTAGTGTGGACATGCCCAGGATGATACAGTACTACGGCTCTGATCGGGAGACGTTGATTAAGATAATAAAATGGTATGAATCGAACCTGCTTGTTACTACCTTTACCATTAATGGTTGAGTTGGTGATATTCAGGGTCAAGGACTTCTACTGCGGTTATGTCAGGGGCAAGGTTTATTTGTGTGCTTTTGGCGAAACTGTTGAGGATGTGGCGGAGGAACTGTTGCATAATATAGAGGTATACGAGTTCATACAGATGGAACTTGCTTTGAATGACTTATTGAACGAACTACAAATATCAAGACCCAATGAACCTGACGAATCAACAACTACTTAACTGCTACGAGCAGCTTATCGACATGAAGCGCAACGGCTCCATTGTTGCGTATTTATTGAAGGGCAAGATTGCCCAGTGGGAGAAGGATAACATGGTCCGTATCAACTCCATTCTTGAGAAGATGAAGGAGATTGACATGGAGTATTGGCAGCATACGGCCATTGATGGTCGTGTGGAGTACAAGATGGTTGACGGAGAGGATGGCAAGCGCGAACCTGTATTGATTGAGGGTAAGACCCGTGAGGAGTTCGAGGCTAAATATAAGGAGTTGCTGTCCACCGAGACAACTATGATACTATGATTATAACCGTTACGGGACTTCCAAGGAGTGGTACGGCATTCGTGTCGATGCTGCTGAACATGCACCCTAGCTGTGTGGCTTATCATGAATTGGCTGCATACGACAGGAATTGGAGGGAGACTATTGTGGACAGTTATTGGGATATCGTGGCTGACTGCAACACATATGGGTTCATGCCTGAGGCTTGGATTCGTTCGGAGCGCAGGATTATGATTGACAGTGATGTTGTCCAGAGCCATGTTAGTTCGGAGATAGCTTGCCGTAAGTTGATTGATCCGGATTTGATGCCTGCTTTGCGAATCATGCTGGAGGACTGGCGAGACCGGTACGATCCGATGGTGATACACCGTAACGAGGTGTTTACTTTCGATGGGTGTGTGGCGATATGGGAGTATTGTTTTGGGAAGCCTGTTCCGTATATGAAGATAGAGCAGTTGATAAAGTTGAATGTACAACATAAGGATCCGCACATCAAGTTCGGACCGGAAGTGGAGTTTATATTATGAGGTTGACGGAAGAACAACACAGCCACCTCGAGGGGTTGGCCAAGGATGATAAGAACATCAAGGTTCTATTGGATTGGTACGATTCGGTGGTTAACAACAGTGCTTATGAAAGTTATGTTGCCAGGAAGGTGACGCTTGACCATTGGAACGCGGATTTGATTAATTTCAAGCCGTCGTTGTTCAGCAAGGATGATGATGACGAGGAGAAGGCGAAGGCCAGGGACAAGGAGGTTGACAGGGTGTTGAAATACCTGGAGAAGCAGACTGATTTGTACGAGCAGACCGAAGGGTTGTTGACTAAGCTGACCGGTGAGGAGCAGGAGGCGTTGAACAAGGACACCAGATTAAGGCAGAGTACGGACAGGGCGTTCAGGGCAAAAACGAGTTGAGATGGAACACAGTTATGATTTGAAGATATACAACGGACGGGTCAAGGTTTATGTGGATGGATATGTGATGTTCACGTTCAACCAGATTGACTTCAAGGGTTATTATTCGTACAAGGATGATACGGATCTGTATGGTATTGATGTGTATTTGATGAATGAGAAGGGTGGTGCTACCACGATGGAGGTATACTTCAAGACCAAGCACAATTGGTTGAATATATTGGCACTGTTGGATAAGCACCTATGATGAAGCAGACGGCTGTTGAATGGATGATAGAGCAGTTGGACAATCCCACTAGGGAGACTTCGTGGCCGAAGGTGAAGGAGAATGCGTTGAAGATGGAGCAGAGGCAGATGATGGAGGCTTATGTGAAGGGATTGAGATGTATTACATACGATGATTACAATGATATGAACCATAAAACTAAAACAAAATGATTTACAAGATTTCGACAGTGGCGTTGGGGCTTGGTTGCATTTTCCTTGGTACACGCATGAAGGTGGTACAGGAGAAGGTTGACCAGGTTGACCAGGCCGTAACCGAGCAGAGTGAGTCGGTGGTTTTGCTGACTGACCGCAACGAGAAGCTCAATGCGATGAACACGTATCTCCTTGAGGAGAATGCGAGGTTAATCAACCAAGTGAACGAATTGAAATTTATTAATGACAAAAAACCCTTAATCATCTACAAAAATGAAAAGACTACTCCTATCAATGACAATGCTTCTGAGTTGTACAATGAGTTACTCTCAAAGCGTTACGGAACAGGTGAATGATACATTGGTTTACACGCCGGCCTATCTTATGGAGGCTTTGATGAGCGATTTGAACCAATGCGATTTGGACCGTATTGAATTGAAGAAGGCCAAGGCGGAGTTGGCGTTGATATACATTGACCTTGCCAAGCACAGCAATACGATATCCTCGTTGAAAACCGATTTGAAGTCCCTTCGTTCGGAGCGTGACACTTTGGAGGCGCAGAACATGCAGATGGCCATTGACAACACGAAGGCTATGAAGCGTGTGAAGAAGAGCCGCAACGGGTGGTTTGTCACGGCTGTGATGGCTACGCTTGGTATGGTAGGCATTCATTACAATTGGAAGGAAAGCTGGGTTGATGTGAAGTGAGATGCGAAAACCGAACTATTCTGAGGGGTTTGACCCTCCACCGCCCAAGTGGGTATACGAGCCGGTTCCGGACTTCGCTTCCATGAAGCATCCGAAGTTGGAGGAGGACAAGTATTGGGAGGAGCAGAACCGTAGGTGGATTGAGGGTCATGCTGGTCTTACCGGGGCGCATTACTTCTATTTGCAGGAGTGTTTCCTGAATGATATTGATGGAAATGTTTTTCGTCCTGCGTGGAGGGATGTGGATGAGTTGATGTTCCAGTGGGTGGATGAATGTATGGAGTCCGGCCAGAGTCTGCTTGTATATAAGCGGAGGGAAGTCGGGGCGACTTCGGTATTTGCGAATCTGCCGTATTGGTTCATGAAGGTGTATCCCGGATGCAGGATTGGACTTACCAGTGGTAAGGGTAACGACGGTATCAACGGTATGTTCAACGACAAGGTGCTGTTCAGCTATAATAGGTTCAATCCGATTGTATTTAACACCAAGCCTGTGCAGATGAACAATACCAAGAATGTAACGAGCTTGGAGGTTAGTCTGAAGGTGTGGAACGAGAACATCAGTACCGAGGAGTTAAGGACGAGTGTGTTGTTCTGTAAGGAGACGAGCGAAAAGCCGGACAGTCCTACGAACTTGTCGGGTCGAAGGTATAAGTATGTGTATGTGGACGAGGGTCCGCTGCATAGCAGGGTTGAGGATTTTTTGGGGTCTATCTTTCCTGCGATCAGTAAGGGGATTGACAGGACGGGATTGTTGGTGATTGCAGGTACGGTTGAGCCGAAGTTGACTCCGAACCAGGTTGCTGCGTTTTACGATTTGATTGAGAGGAGTAAGAATCTGAATGTGCGTAGCGAGATGGTTCCTGTGTGGATGGGGTTGATCAGCAAGAACGGATGGAGCGATGAGAAGGCTGGTATGGATTGGTATTGGGAGAACTACAAGCGTTTTGAGGAGAGTGGTGATGTGAAGGGGTTGAGGGATTTTCGGATGCAGTATCCAAAGGACGAGCAGGATATATTTGATTTGTCGCAGGGTGGATTTTTCGAGCCTGATGTGGCCGATTTGCTTGGACATACATATAAGCAGTTGTTATCGGAAAGGAATCCTGAGGTTGCCTACAGGATGATAAATACGGGTTCGGGTGTCGAGGCCGTTCCTGATTCGGTGAAGAGGGCCAAGGAAAAGGATGGGGGTCATTGGATCATTGAGATGCCTAAGAAGGGTGTTATGTATTACCAGGCCATTGACGGTATCGGTACAGGCAGGAGGGAAGGTGGAGAGAGGGGGTCTTGGATAGGTTGTATCATATTCAAGGGTTGGGATCCGGATGGTGGTTCGTTCACTCCGGTTGCCATATATTATGAGAGGCCCAATACGATTGAGGATGGTTATAGGCAGATGGCTATGCAATGGAATTTCTACAATCAATATGGTGGTGGGAAGGAGATAAATTACGAGGTGAATGCTTCAACGGGCGACCACTTCGGTACTTTTTTGGAGAAGAACAATCTGTACCAGTATGCGTATAAGAGAAAGGATTTGTCCGGAAAGGGTTATATCAATACCAAGAAGAGGGGCAGTGCCATCAACGAGCATACAAGGGAGTGGCAGGTTCGTCAGGCGAATATGTTCCTTCGTCAGCATGGTGCGAATATCAAGAGCAGGTTGTTGTTGGAATCGTTGTTGATGGGTGAGAATGAAAACGCGGATTTGCGAGATGCGTTTTTGATATTCATGATAAGCGTTCCCAATTTCGACAAGCCTGTGGAGAGGAAGGAGAAGGTGAGGTATAGGAGCAAGGTTATTCTTACCAAGAACAGTGATGGTTCGTATGGATATAAGACCATTCAGGAGAAGATTGCCAACAAGGGTGAGCAGGTTCGCAGTGAGACCAAAGACCAGTATATAGACAACTTAAAGAAAAAATACGGACATTATTGGTGGCAGAAGGCCAGTGGTAGTGAAAGGGAAAAACTAAGCGAATATGACAAGGGATGAGCAGGTGGCGCACTTCAATGCGTTTGTGATGAAGATGGCTGATACGATGTTGAACAAGGGGGATGACTATGCGAATAAGGACAGGTTGAGTAATTTCAAATTGGCTGGTAGTATTACCGGTATTGGTGCGAAGTTGAATTGTTTGAATATGATAGCTACGAAGGTCGCAAGGTTGGGTGTGCTGTTTAGCAGCGACCAGCGGCCCAAGCATGAGAGCATACACGACAGCATACTTGACCTTGCTTGTTATGCCACTTTGTTGTCACAGATTTTGGAAGATGAAAATAAAGTCGATTCAGAAGGGGCAGGGTGAGTACGCCATGTGGTTCAAGGTTGGTGAACGCTATGCCCGTATCCAAGAGGAGTTGAAGCCGATCCGTTGGGGTGAGGGTACTAAATATGAAATGGTCGTATATAGGGTATACGACCATGACGGGAATATTGTTGCAGAGATAGAGAGTAACAGCAGTTTGCTGATTACTTACACCAGGTGATTATTTGTTGGATGGTTTGGTGCATCCGTCTGGGCCGCACGACCAGCTTCCTTGCTTGAATGTTTTCCTTGGACTTTTGTCTGAGCCTCTTGGTTTCCCATCGCCTCTTGTAGCGAATTTGGTTTTGGGTTTTTCATAAACGCGCTCATATGCTGATTTCCCTCCTGCCAATGTCGCAGTTTTCTTCATAGTGATTGTTTCGTTGGGATTTTCAGGGTTTAGGTATCTGTATTTTTTTGGGGGTTTTGGACCGGAGATGGGCATTGTATGTATATTTTTTTCTAAACTACAAAATAATTTATCGGATTCATGTCTATTTGAAAACTAATCAATTACTTTTGTAATCGTGGCAAAGCAGACTTGGACACGTCCCTCGGCTGGGATTTTGTTTTCACCTCCTAATGATTTTGTTAAGGAGAGCGAAAAGACCGTTGACTGGTTCACCCAGTATGCGAGATGGGCTGTGGCTACTTTTTACAACCAACCCAGGCAAGCGTTTTATAGCGGAGATATCGTAGACAAAGGTATCGCTCAGGAGGCCATTGAGAACTGGTCATACGTATTTGGTAATCAGAACAATTACCGATACAAATATATGACTACTGATTTCAGTGGGAACCAGTTGCCTGTGCAATGGATTCCCGGTGGAAAGATTGGGTCTTTGGTTGACCACATGAAAGGTATTTTATTGAGCAGTGTGGAGAACATTGAGGTTACGGCTAAGAATCTGAGTCGTGATGTGGCCAGTAAGCGGGCTAAGATGTTGGAGAAGTTGATGATACAATACGAGTTAAGGGATTTGGTGAAGGGTGAGATGCCTGAAGGCATTGAGTTTACGCCGGTTAACGACCCTGAGGCTGTGTTGGACACAAGGGAGGACATTGCCAAATATGTAGACAAATGGCAGGACAAGTACAGTATTGTTGCTGAGAAGATAGGTCGCAGTCAGATATTCATGGACAGTCTGAAGGAGAAGTTCTTACAGGATGGAGCCAATCAGATTGTTGGTGGAATCAGCGGCATGTTGACCGAGGTTCAGAATGGTCGTGTTGTTAATACGGTTATTCCTGATTATGAATTGATTTGGGATAACAGGGATAATGATCCGTTTAACAAGCAGGCTTATTTGTGTGGCTATGTTAAGCACAATGTTCCTTATCAAGAGGTTATCCGTCGTTATAAGCAATGGTTGACTCCTGAGGAGATGGAAGAGATTCGTTTGATTGCTTCCAGCGGGTATGACAACATGGAGGATTTCCTGTTCTATTATAATGTTGGATTCGGTGTTGACAACAGGTTCAACTGGTGGCATAATGCAGGAACGAGCAATATGACCATGAGCCTTGCCACCGTATATTGGATTGCTCCCCGTGATTGGAGATACCGTCAGTTGCCTAACAGGTATGGTGTGGAGCGTGTGTTGCCGATAAACGACAACGAGACATATTCCGTTGATGGGAAGTCCGTCAAGGGCAAGGACATGTCCGGTGATTTTGATGGGTGGGACATCCACATGGCTACTTTGATTGGAAACAAGTACATCGTGAATTACGGTTACATGCCGAATGTGTTGCGTGATTTTGACAAGAAGGGTCGTCCGATGTTGCCCATTACGATATTCTGTTCTGGTATGGCCATCAACCAGGGTAAGTCCTTGGTGAGAAAGCTGGTTCCTTATCAGGATGAGTTGGACATGTACGCATATAAGATAAAGGAGAAGGTTGCCAAGGATGTGGGCAAGGTATATGTGTTCAACGGAAACAAGTTCAACGGCATTACATCCACGGAAATCATCAACGACTTGAAGTCGATTGGTGTTTTTGTTTCCGATGGTGGCAGTGGCGAGGTTGATGATCCGCAGAACAACCAAAGGATGGTTGAGGCTGTTGACATGACATTGGATGCGAACATCATCAGGTATGTTGAGTTGAGGCGTATGCTTGAGACCGAGATGGAGACGATTTGTTCGGTCAGTAAGATTGCTTTGGGTCAGCAGGGTGCTGTGATTGGAAAGAGTGTCCAGGAGCAGACCATCAACCAGAACAGTTACGGAACGGCCACTTTGATGTGGGGTTTGATGAAGCACTTCAACCAGGTGTTGCAGTACAATGTGAATTTGAAGCAGATGTTGTATCAGTTCGAGGATTCGGTTGAGGAGTCCTTGGTGATAGGCGAAGAGGGAAGTTTCCTTTTGAAGATTGTTGATCCGAAGGAGTTTGGCACACAGCCATTGATGGTGTTCATGGATATAGCAAGCACTTTGGATCCGCAGCAGAGGTTGGAGTTGAAGAGCATTGCATTGAGTGAGGCTCAGAACGGAAGGCTTGACACGGTTGATTATGTTGAGCATATCCTGATGGCTCCTACTTTGAACCAGGCTGTGAAGGGATTGAAGTATAGCAAGAACAAACAGATAAAGGAGATGCAGGCACAGGCAAGTGAGCAGCAGATGATGCAGATGCAGCATGAGGCGAATCTTGCCCAGCAGAAGGCATTAAATGAAGCTGCTTTGGTACAAGTCAAGGAGGACAATGCTAACTTTAGGGCTGAGTTGCAGGCGTTGAGTAAGAATCTGGATTTGTTGTTACAGAAGTTGCAACAAGGGCCTCCGAGTGTGAGTCCATTGACCATGCAGATGGCACAGATGGCACAGGGTCCGAGTCCGGAGGAATTGGCGATGATGCAGCAACAACAGCAGGAACAGCCTCCGATGGAAGAAGAACCACAACAAGAACCTATGTAATATGAAAACAGAAAAGGAAATGAAAGAGAAGTGGGAGATATCCGACGCTCTTGAAACTCTACAGAAGGCCGAAGAGATTCGTGCCAATCGTGCTTTGATGGCGAAGGTTGCCAAGGCGGCAGCCAGGATTCAGAAAGTTGTAACGATGCCTAAGGCAAAAACATCAAAAAAGAAATGAAAGCAAAACTAGGATCAGGCGAAAGGTTCGCCGCTATCGAGGCAAAGGCCGAGAAGTTCTACGCTAAAAAAGGTAAGTCAGCCAAGCAGGCTAAGGCTATCGCTGGTGCGATTGCGGCCAAGGTTGGCATGAAGAAATACGGTAAAAAGAAAATGACAGCTATGGCTGTAAAAGGAAAGAAGAAATGAACCTTACACCTCACTTCACTTTAAAGGAGCTTACTGATAGTCCTACGGCTAAGGCGAAGGGTATTGACAATACTCCTACGGCAGAGCATTTGGCTAACATGAAATATGTATGCGAAAAGATTCTTGAACCAACTAGAGCGTTTTTCGGCAAGCCTGTTCAAGTGAACAGTTCGTACAGATCGCCTGCTCTGAACCGTGCTGTTGGTGGGAGTTCTACCTCTCAGCATGTTAACGGTGAAGCGGTTGATTTTGAGATACCCGGTATTTCAAACAAGACTGTTGCCGATTGGGTTTCCGAGAACTTGGAGTTTGACCAAATCATATTGGAGTTCTTTAAGCCTGAAGAGGGCGTTAACTCCGGATGGGTGCATGTTTCGTTGAAAAAGAGTGGTAATAGAAAGCAGAAGTTGGTGGCATTGAAGGATGGAAGCAAGACTGTATATAAGCCTGTAACTGATTTTGACCCAAACAACGACTATGAACAATACAGATAAGATGATAAATTTCCTTGGCAGCCTACTTGTATTGGGTGTGGCTATCGGCATATTCATAATGCTGATGAGTACGGTCATGCCTGATGAGAACAGGGAGTTGCTTATTGCATTCGTTTCGGTACTGTTCGGAGCGATGTCCGGTTCTTTGAAAAAGATAACCGGTGATGAGAGTTTACTTATCGATGAATTGTCAAGGAAGAACAAGGAATTGGAGGAGAAACTTAGTAAAATGACACCAAAGGATGAACAGTAAGGTTTCCATAGGCATAATAGTTGTGGCTGTTGTTGGACTGCTTTCTTTCATGGTTTCCGTGATTCAGGATTTCAATGAGGCAAGTTTTGTCCGTAGTAGTGGTATGGTTACTGCTAAGGATAGTTTGTTATCAGCCAGACTTGATTCATTGTATGCCAAGGATTCCATTCTTACGGCTATGGTTTTAGAACAGAATAAGAAAATCGAATCAATGGGTAATTCCATTGTCAATATAAAAAGCAACATAACCACCATTGGTAAAATAATAACCGAAAACAAATGAAAAACGAACCTAAAGTACGCACCAAGGTACTCACACGCCGAGGTGGAGATATTGTAAAAACTAAGACCGTAACCAAGGGTGACGGCATGAAGCGTGTTGAAAGAACCAAGACCAAGATTGGTCAGGCTGGTGTTTATACAGGCAAGTCTGTTGTTGAAAAAGGTCCGATGGGCAAGTCAATGACCGGCTCTTTCTCTTATAAATCAAAGGATGGCGGGTCATATGGTGGTGCTATCGAGAAGATAAAAGCTGGTGGTATGAAGACCAAGCGTACCAGTTCATATGATACATTCAGCGAACCCGCTGCTACATATACCATGAGTGGTGGAAAAAAGGTTAATGTACCTGCTTACACCTCCACTGATAAGACCAGTATGGTTAAGAGAAAGGGTATGGGTATGAAGTCAAAAGTTGTCAAAAGAACAATGGGCGAGAGTTACGATGCCTATGGCAACAAGGTTCCTTCAAGAACGATTATTAAATCCAAAAAATCTAAATAACATGGCATACGGAACAAACAAGAAAAAGGCTGTTGCTAAACCCAAGCCTAAGGCTCAACCAAAGCCCAAGAAGGGTTATATTGAATCATACATGGATCTTCCTATGTCTGAAAAGATTATGAAGGCTCCAGGTTATATTGTTGGTGCGCCTATCATGGCTGGCAAGGCTCTTGGTGAAAAGGCTTCTCAAATTAAGTCTGATTATGAAAAGGGCAAAAGAATGCGTTTGCGTGAGGAGTATAAGGCTGCTGGTGGCAAGACCATCCGTGAAAAAATATCAGAAGCTAAAAAGATTTATGAGCAAATGCAGAAATCAAAGAAGACTGCACCTAAGGCTCCAGTTAAAAAAGCACCTATTAAAAAATCTAAATAACATGAAATCAAACTGCTCATCCAAGAACATGCCAGCACCGAAGCCAACCAAGGCAAAGCGTAGCGGATATCCTAAGTTGTCTCCTCGTAGGGGTAATAAGTAATGGCCAAGGTTAAAGCACAGACCGCCAGCAAATACAAGTCTCGACCCAAGGTCAAGCGGCCAGGTGTGCATGCCAAGACCAAGAGTAGCCAGGTCAAGGGTTCCAAATTCTATCAGAAACTATCAAGAGGACAAGGATGATTCCAGATCGCATAAAGAACGCAATGGCCAAAGAGGGTCTGTCTGGGGTGAATAAGCCCAAGAAGACCCCATCCCATCCTACCAAGAAAGGTGTTGTGATGGCGAGCGAGGGTGGCAAGTACAAGCTCATCAGGTTCGGTGACCAGAAGATGGGTCATAATTACTCACCTGAGGCTAGGAAGTCGTTCAAGGCTAGGCATGGCAAGAATATTGCAAAGGGCAAGATGTCTGCTGCGTATTGGGCTAATAAAAGTCTATGGTCTGGACCTACTGGTGATAAAAAAATGCCACCAAAAACTCAAAAGTATACTCGTGGATTAAAGTAATTTAATGGGAAAACGTAAAGATATAGTTAAAGAAAGGTTCTATAAAAAATGTCCAATATGTAACAAAGATCAATCTTATGGAAGATTAGATCATTTTAAAATGGCATTAAAGTCAAATTGGACTTGTGCAAAATGTGGCCAAATAAATAAGAAAGATATTAAATGGTATAACGACATTAGAATTTCTTGGTGGCAAAAAACAGAAAAGAATGCAAAATATAGAAATATTGATTTTCTAATTACGCCGAAATTTATTTGGGATTTATACTTAATACAAGACAAAAAGTGTGCTTTGACAAAATTAGATATAGGGTGGGCAAAAATTGGACAAAACCATACAGCTTCAATTGATAGGATTGATAGTTCAGTTGGGTATATTGAGGGAAATGTATGGTTAGTACATAAAGATATAAATATGATGAAACAGTCTTTTGACGTAATTGATTTTATAGAATATTGTAAATTAGTTTCATATAATAATTAATGGCATCAGCTGTAAAGAAAGATCCCGCTAAATGGAAGCGGATAGTTGCCAGGGTTAAGGCCGGTACAAAAGGCGGAGACCCAGGCGAGTGGAGTGCGAGAAAGGCCCAACTTGCCGTATCTTTGTATAAGAAATCGGGAGGGGGTTATGTGGGGCCTAAGAGTGAGACGAGCCTTTCCAAGTGGACCAAGCAGGATTGGACAACATCCAGCGGCAAGCCATCGGAAGGGAAAAGGAGATACCTACCCAAGGCGGCATGGTCTGCGTTGAGTCCATCTGAAAAGAGTGCGACCAACAAAGCCAAGGCTGAGGGAAACAAAAAGGGAAAACAATTCGTCAAGCAGCCAAAGTCAGTTGCTGCGAAGGTGAAGCGTTTTAGGAACGGGAGCTAACTTAAAAAACAAAATATGGAAGAGAATCAAAACAATGATGTGGCGAACATGCCAAGTATTGGAAATCATTTAAGAAACATTGTATCACAACAGCAAGAATCTGCACCTACGCAGGAAACTGCTCCTGAGGCAGTTGAAAGTCAGCCGGAGCCGCAAGTCGAGTCGGTCCCACAGGTTGAATCCACTCCTGTCATGGAGTCGGAGCCTGATACCTCATGGCTTGACCTTCCTGCACAAGGTAGTGAGTCTGTTAAAAAGGATGAAGGTCCTAGCGCCGAAGAGAAGCTAAGGTTTTACGAGGCGTTGTTACAGGACAAGGAGGCTCAACTTTTCATTGAGGCGAAGAAGGCCGGGAAGTCCTTGCTGGACATATCAAAGGAATATCAAGTGATTGACTATGACAAGATGAGTGCTGAGGACCTGGCTAAACACTATGGGCAGCACCTTGGTCTTAGTGAAGATCAGATAGAGGAGTCGATAGACAGCATATCGTCTATGAATCCGATTCAGAAGTTTGAAATGACTAACTCTTGGAAGGAGAAGCTTAATGCGGTTCAGGCTGGCAAGATTGAACAACTTGCTGGGAACTACAAGCAATCCTATGAGGAGCAGGCGTGGATACTTCAAAAGGCTTCCTCCGATTTGGAGCGGGAGGCGGCTACAATAGTGGACAAGGAGATATTCTCCACGAAGTTTACCCAGAAGGATGCTGAGGATTTTAAGAGTTTTGTACAAAACTTCAACACACTCAACTCTGACGGAACTTTGAACATGGCTGCGATGAAACAATATTGGATAGGGACGAAGATTTCGGCCATCCAAAAGGCTAATTTCGCAAGAGGTGCTTCAGAGGGAAGGAAGGAGATCCTGAAGGAGATTCATCGTCCAAGTGATTCAAGCTCCGTTGCAACCAAGTTGCCAGAAGTAAAGTCTAACCAATCCGACGCAGAGAAGGCTCAAAAAGCATTGAGGGCCATGATGTCGGGAAAATTCTAACTTAATTTAACAATCTAAAAAAATGATTACACCAAATAACCCCCAATATAACCCGTTGTTCGCTACGATTGTGAACAACCGTAACTGGGCGTCCGGAGTACAAGATCTCGCCCGTGGTTGGGCCAAGCCGTTGATGCTTGTTGACGCTTTGAACCCATCCGGTTCTTATTCAATCGAAGGTCCTGATGGACAGTTGCGCGTTGCTTTCCAACCCCGTCAAGAGGTTGTTGCAACCGTTGCTACCGTTACACAGTCAGGTGCTAACCTGGTTGTTACCTGGGTTGATCCTACTTACAACGCCTTCCGTGAGAAGATGATTGTCCGTGATTCAAACGGTAACCAAGCTTATGTATTGGCTGCTGCTCCCGGTACTGTTACCTTGGCTCCTGCCACCAACCCTGCTGCTCTTGTAGCTGCTTCTCACTTCGTTGCTGGTCGCAGCGTATTGGAGATGGGTTCTGGTTCCGGTAACCACTACTCTACTGGAGTAACCAACCTGTACAAGGAGAACTCTGTCCGTTACAACTGGACTGCTGTTACCCGTGAGTCTTTCACCATGAGCCGTCGTGAGAAGTTCATCAGCTACAAGTTCGATGAGACTTTCTACTCTTACACTCAAGGTGAATTGGACATGATCCAGCGCTTCATGAAGAACAAGGTTAAGAACATGTTCTACTCTGAGCCTGGTCAGTTCGTATCTCCTACTGAAGGTACTGTTAACCGTTACGAAGGTCTTCGTGCCGCTGTGCGTAACCAGGGTGGTTCTTTCACTTCATCCACTACATTGTTGACTCAAGCCGGTTTCGAGTCTTTGCTTGATTTCATGGCTATCAACGATCCTGCTCAAGAGCAGAACTATTTGTGGATCGGTGGCCGTCGTGCTTGGGCCAGAATCAACGACCTTTATGGTGGTGCTAACATCCAGTTCACCGTTTCCAAAGCTGTCATCAACGGTAACGAATTGAACTTCGATGTAACACAAGCTACCATCAACGGTGTTACCATCAAGTTTATGGTTATGTCCATCTTTGATGATGTTTACTCTTTCCCAACCATTTCCACTATCGCTGGTGCTGGTTACAAAGAGTCTAACACCTTCTGTATCCTTAACCTGAACCCTGTTCCAAACAAGCTTGGCGGAATGATTCCTTCGGTTCGTAAGTTCCACTTCGGTTCATCTGATTTGACCGGTGGTGCTGAGACCTTGTATCGTTTCATCCCAGGTATGGTTGGCCCTGGAACTACCAACTCCACCGGTGGTGGCATGTTGAACGGTTACCAGATGGGTGCTTCCGCTACTGACGGTGGACAGTTCGAGATCCTCGAAGACGCTGGTGTTGACTTCACTGCTGACGCTTGCGTATGGTGGGAACTTGCCGCTTAATCTTAATTAATTAACCTTTAAAAAAAATCTAAAACATGTCTATCGTATCAACATATCCAAATAAGACCTACATCGTTGCCGATGTATACACAGCTACCTCTTGGGCTATGGCTGCTGGTGTTATCACTTGGAGTGACCCCCTTGCTACACAAGGTCAGGTTATCACCAAGTACAACGCTATCACCAAGGCTAGCATCACTGCTGCCGTTGCTGAAACCCTACAGGTTACAACCTTGACCCCTGTTGCGGCAAACAACAGTGTGTATCAGTTCATCATCCAGCAGTACAACTTCAGTACTGGTAAGACCTACACAGGTACTTATACCTACACTACCGCTGCTTCCGGTGATACTGCTACCACTATCGGTGATGCGTTCCGTAGTCAAATCAACAATGACCAGAACATCAAGATTGCTGCCACTGGTACAACCACTTTGGTTCTGACCGCTGAAGCCGGATTCCCAGTGTTTACCGTGACTATCTTGCAAGTTGGTGGTGGTTTGACACAAGTTACCGGTACTCCTGGTGTAGTTGCAGTTGGTACTCCTGCTGCTTTGGCATTGCAAGGTATCACTGTAGGTGCTGCAAACACTTACACTACCGTTCACATTGAGTACTCTCCTGTTACAGGACAGAACATCAAGGATGGTGTGTCAGTAGCAAGCGTACTGGATCTTTACCTTGAAGAGGGCGAAGCTGATTACGCAGCCGTATTGGCTGACATCACTGCCGACCTCGATGGTACTGATGCAGCTGACGCTATCGCCATTATCTAATCCCCGTTTCCTCCTTTGCGAAGACCTCCCTGATTACCGGGAGGTTTTTTTTATTATATTTGCCGATGTAACGTCTAAACTGTACTAACATGAAAGAAAAGCTCAGAATTACGAGCAAACTCCAAAACACGGAGTTTGTCGCACAAACCATCATTAATGGCACATGGTATGTCCTTACAGAGGACTTCATCATGATGACCTCTGCGGAATTTGAAACCAATCCGCAGTACCGAAACATGGATATCCTTCGCGTCAAGTTCACTCCCTTGAACAAAACATGGGAGTTTGAATATGACACCGAGGACAAGCCGCTTCCTCCACGTCCCAAGTTCGACGAGAACAATCCGGACACATACGAGGAAATGAACCAATACGAACAATTGCGTGAGATGAATGAGATGAACAGGCGCAAGCGTATCGCTGTGCGTGAGTTCTTTTCCCGTCATATGCAGTTGGAGCATGGAACCGATTTCCAAAACGGACACGCTCCAAGTACCGAGCCTATCGGAATCGTAGAGATTGTAACGCAAAGGTCTAGGTTAATGCACCTTGCGGATCGGAAGAAAACGCATGTGTTCACCATCGTTGATGGCATGACATGGCAGGAGCAGTATGATTTAGCTTTATACTATGCCCCCGAATTGGCCGGCAAGAGAAGGAGTGAGATTCTCCACGGCTTGATTGGTTTAAAGGGTATCGGAACAAGGGAATCCCATCTTGGTGGAAAGTTGTGGCAGAAAGCCTACAACGGTGTTATGACCTATGCCGATGACTTCCTTGCCAATTACAGCAACAACCCAACCGTTGTTATGAAGATATATGTCAATAAGGCTATCGCATTGGGCATTATTGTAAAGAACACCAACGGATTGTACCTGCAAGGAAACACTTTCGTAGGTCGTGATTCGGATGATGCTGTGATATATTTCTCTAAGGATATTGATTCGTATGTGAATGTCGTACAGCCTGAGGTAAACCGCATGAGTAATCTTCCCGAAGATGATTTGAGGGATGAGAAGCTGGAGGCATACACCAAGAGCAAGTTCGCAACCAAGAAGCAGAACCAAGAAAGCACTGCATCTTTTAATGAGCATTACAAATTGCTGAAGAGAGACTATAAGGAACTCACGGGCAAGGAGGCTCCTAACAATATCAAGTACGAAGAAATCAAGGAAATCATCGAGGCTTTGAAAAACGAAGTATCTTTGGGTAAGTCACAAACCAAGGAGCTTCAGGATTCAGTAAACATAATTGATACACAAGACCTTGAAAAATTAAAAGAATATGCCAAGGAACTGGGTGTTCCTGGATATCAAGCTTATAAATCCGTATCGGCTTTGAAGGAGAAAATCAAGACGGTACTGGAAGTGGAATAAGTTGTTTGATTGTTTAGTTTGCCCCCTTGGTGTTTGGCCGAGGGGGTTTTTTATTGGAAATGAGGCATAATGGCTATGTGTTACCTATTTTTGTACTATGCCGATATTTGGAACAGACTTTAATAATATCCTAGATCTAAAGACAGATCAGGCGTATACCGGATATTTCACAACAGCCAAGAAGAACAGGTTTGTAAGGGAAGCCACCAACAAGGGTGTTGAGCTGAAGGTTGCCACCAATGACCGCATACAGGTGCAGGATGATTTGTTTGGAATCTTCAAAACCAATGCTACTTTCACTCCTACATCGAATACATTGGATTTGATTCCTGGTGGTGCGGGCATGACCGATTACCACCATGTGATGAATGTCAAGGCTCAGTATATCATGCCTCTTGGTGTGAATATAACATCGGCTACGGCTACTACTCCCATCAGAATCACATTGGCCGGTGAAGTTAATTTGCGTAATGGAGAGGCTGTTCAGATAGCCAGTGTGAACGCACAGGCGAACGGTACGAGATATGTAAAGCGTCTTCGTAACGACTTGTTCGAGTTGTATTCGGATAAATACCTCATCACACCCATAGTAGGTGTTACGGCTTTTAGTGGAACGGGGCTTATCAACAGGATCATCTACAACGATGCCTATGATATGAAATCGAATAGGAAGTTCAGCAATCTGAACGCACCTTCGGTTTACGATCCGTACTATGAAATTGCCAATACGGTTATGAAGATATATCCGATTGATTTGACATGTACACAGATCACGATGGATTATGTTTCCATTCCGGTTTATATAGATGTGACTAACGCAAGTACAGACCTCCTTACTATTTACTCTGAGAGGTTCATATATTTCATTGCGGATGAGACAGCAAGATTGATGGCGATGTCCATGAGGGATGATAATTTGATGATACAGTCGCAATCCGAGATAACAAACCAGCCATAAGATGACGCTTCCTGAACTATATGAACGCATAGGTTCCCTGCCAAGCGGTGGATATCTGACTGTTGACACAAGGTTTGACAAGGGTTATATCTATTCATTGATTCATACTGCTCGGGCATTCATTGTTTCGGAGCGTTGGAAGCAGAATGGACTTGTTCCTCCTGTTTATTATCAAGTATACAAGCCGGAGTATGTAATCCTTTCTCAAGACGAAGACACTTGTTACAGCAAGTTTTACAATGTTCCCGACCTTATTTCACTTGATGGTCGTGCAACGGGTCTTGGATATGTCGGAGCGAACGGACAGTTATGCCAGTTTCGTGAGGTGAACAACAGGGCGCAGATGGCATCTATGATGAACAATCGTATCATAAAGAAGATGCGTAAGCCTATGGTGTTAGTGCTTGGAAACGGAGAGATAGAGGTTTATTCAAACGACAGCATAGAGAACATGCGTATGGAGGCGATATTCGCAGACCCAACTAAGGTTCCTTCGTATAATGTGGACTTCGATCAATATCCAATCGAAGCATCCGATATCAGTAAGATGGAATTGTACATACTTCAGGGAAGCATGAATATGATTTCAAGAACTCCGATGGATAGGATAAATGAGCAGAGGGATACAACCATACCACCACAACCTAGAATGTAATGAAAGTCTGTATTGATTCCGTAATAGATTCAACGAAATTCAGGCTTGGCTTGAGGGATACGACCTTGGCCGATGCCGATTTGGAAAGGCTCATAAATGAGGGGGCGATGCACCTTGATGCGATTGAGACCTATGTTGTTTCGTGCGAGACATTGGATGTGGATTGCCACAAGGCTAAACTTCCAGAAGGCTTCCTTGAATTGATTTGCATCAAGCCGGAGGGGGATAGTTGCAGCGGATCGTGTGGTTGTAATTACAATTTCAATCCGGAGACCGACCAGAATCCCACCAATATCGTTTGCAATTGCAGCGCCTATTATGCCATCGACCGCAATGTCTTGACCGAGTTTTGTGGACAAGGTTACAATTGCGGCAGTGGATTGAATGTGTTTGATGTACAGAACGGATATCTTGTGTTCTCAAGCAGTTTCACTGCTACGAGTGTGAAGATATGGTTCCGCAGTTATAACATGGATGAGAACGGACTCATGTTCCTTGACGAGTATTGGCAAAGGGGACTCAGCGCTTATGCGGCATATCAATATGCTATGAGTGGTATGAACTATAAGATGTATCCTCAGGCACAGGCATGGCAAAGGGAATGGGTTGCCCAGTTGAACAAGATACGCGGCAAATCGGCCCAGCGCGACCATCGTCAGCATAAGGGTATTTTCTCTGCAATAGCCCGTGCTATCATGATTAATCCGGCATCCGTACTAAACCATAACATATAACCGTGGCTCAACCTCAAATCAATAAAACCAAATGGTCACCACAGCAGGGTGGTCTTAACTCAGACATAGACCCGAAAAACATCGGAAACGGAGATTTATTGGTGAACGGTGTCAACACGGGTGGTATGAACATACGATCTGTAGGCCGTGGTGCTAATGTTTCGCCCGATTACGAGCCGATGTATGGGAATGAATATGTTTACAAGCCTGATGCGCTGACCGTACAGAATAAGAAATTCAGGATATATGTTGACACCTCTGACCAGCCTGTTCTTGTTGGTCAACCTGATATTGTTTTGAATGGTGATTTTTCAGCAGGTTCAACAGACTGGACGCTTGGTACGAATTGGAGTATTGTAGGTTTGGCCGCTGCACATGCGCCAGGTGTGGCAAGTTCGTTATCTCAAACACAGACCGGAATCGTACCCGGAATGTACGGAGTGACATTTACAATCAGTGGTGTCACGGCAGGTTCAATAACGATACCTTCGGATCAGTTTTCCGGAACTGCATATTCAACGAACGGGACTTTTTATGCACCATACGCCGTTTATGTAGATACTTTGGGAAATTTCAATCTTGTTTTTGACGCATCTAGTTCATTCGATGGGTCGATAGATAATATAATCGTTACAAAAACAGCTGATATTTTCGTATTTACCCCTTCGCTTACCACTCCTTCCGGGATTAGTTTGATTACACAAACGGTATCTTATTGGCCTATATCAAGCAATGTAACAGACACCCTTACAGCCATAGAGGATTGGTTTGCCAATGAGACATCAAATGGATTTCCTGCAAGACTGCCCGTTACATCGCAAGTTGCGACCGGAGCCTATACAGGATATGTAGAGGTTGAATTCACAGACTTCCCGAATTTTGATTATTTCTTTTCCATAGAATATGATGAAATATTATCGAGTTTCAAATTCGGTGATAAGATTCAGGTTATCATATCACAAGAAGCCATAGATCCGGGTTGTCTTGGTGAATGGAATTTGATTGGAAGCGATGACAAGCCGACTGATTCGTTCCAGTTTTGGACTACCAGAAGGACGCTCCCATCCGAATTGGAGATTTGGAACATATCGAATTCTTTGGGAGTTGTAAGAATAACAACATTGAATCCTCATGGTCTTGTAAACAACCAAGCCGTTAGGATATCCAATGTGGTTGGTGTTCCAGAAGCCATAGGAATATGGACCGTTACCGTTATCGATGCTTACAATTTCGACCTTAACAATTCCGCATTCATTGGCCCTACATATGTTTCCGGGGGGCTTGTTGGAATAAACATATATGGTGTTGGTGAAATCGGTGTTGCCGTACAGGATGACCAGGGTGTCATATCATATACCAGACTTTTAAGGTCGAAGGAGTTTAACTTTTCCACATTAAAGCAGATCGATTGCCGCGCAAAGAGGAAGCAGGATACTCAAAAATTCTCTGTTTACTATACCGACAATTTTAATTTACCAAGGGTTTTTTATTATAAGGGAGCATATATCACCGATGGCGGTCTGACCATAGTTGACTCAAACAACATATACCAATATGGCAATATTGATTTAGAATCCAAATGGATTATAAACAATGAAAAATTCAGAATTGAAGTCATAAGCCAAACAACAGGTGGTGGTGCAGTCAAATCCGGTTTGTGGAGGTATTCTGCAAGGCTTCTTACATCTGATTTCTCAGCAACGAATTGGAGCCAGCTAACGGAAGGCATACCTGTTTTTGCAAATGACAATAATTATGTAGGATTGATAGGCAGTCTTCCTGATGTTGTATGTAACAAAGTCAATCAGCTTAAACTTACCAATGAGGTTTCTGGCATATTCACCTATGTGGAAATAGCCGCCCTGAATTATTTCAACACAGCGGCTCCATCAGGATTCATCATAGGAAGATATGTGCTGGATGGAAATCTGGAGCAGTTCTTCTCACATAACGGGTACGAGAACAATGTTCTGGACCTTGATGTCGGTTCTTTGAATGACTTTTCTCAATCTTTCTATCTTGCTCAAAATGTGGAACTTCTTGATGGAAGGGCCATATTGTCGAATCTTACTCCTAATCAGACATATGATTTCCGCGAGTGGGTTTCGACTTTTGAATATAGTTTAAACTACAGAGAACTAATATCCGTAGGTTCTTGGGGGTTGAACCAATTATCTGTTGGAGAATACCAAGTCCCAATGAATGTCTATAGTTACAAGAGCCATATGATGATGGAGACATATAGATATGGCTTTATGTTCAAGTTGAAATCGGGTGCATTGACGCCTGTTTTTTATCCAGGGTATGATATAAAAATAGACCTTCCTGCAACATTGCCTTTGGAAAGAAGGCCCGGCACATTTGTTAATTTTGATCTTACACGCGGTGGTTCTGGACCTACTCCCGCCCGGGCGCTTTCCATATATATAACATGGGAGAATATAGACTTGGCTTTTTTGATTGATGGAACACCGGCATATGAGCTGATAGATGAGATTATACCTTGCAGGGCAACTGTAGTTCCTGAGGTGCTAGCTCATGGGATGTTGGCACTGGGTGTTTCGGGTCAGGCTGGTAATATAGACAACCAACCGGCTTTGACCAATTCGGATTTCATAAGGCCTGATGAGGCAACCATTTCTACTACGATTCCAGATGGCATCATACCATATCCATTTGCTTTCGGAGGTGGTGGAGATGGATGGAACCCTAGAAAAATTGACCTTACAAACGATATATATCCAGGAACTGTCAATGATGTCAGTTTTGGATCGCAAAGGACAGCTTATTATTTTTATTCACCTGAAATATATTTCAATCTTACTGAATTCGGATTTCAAACAGGAGACGAACTTTATGTATTTGGAAGTCCTTTAAGATATGGAGGGTATAGTTTTAGAGAAGGTGGTGGTGGTACAAATGGAGAATATCTTTCCTATTATTTTGATTGGGATGGAGAGACTGGAGTATCTCAAAATCCAACTCCTATACCCGTTGGTGCTGCCGAGAATGTTTTAAGTCCTGCCGCTGGTGTTAAAGAGACTCGTTCAATAGCTGGTACAAACCATAGGAATTTTACAGTATATGCCATAAGTAGGTTTACTGGTCCAATTTCAGATGATTTGTACCCATTATTGTTTCAAAATGAAAAAGCTGTTTTGGGAATTACAAATTTTGCTACTACAATAAATGACAACAATACCCTTGGTAATGCAGATTATGGTTTTTACAGGGCTATATATTACCGTCCTATACCAAACAAATATGGTGATCCTGCATCGACACAGTATACTGAGTTTCTTCCACCATTTGTAGTCGGAAGTCAAATAGCAACCATAACTTTTGACACATATGGTGATTGCTTCACACAGAAGTCATATATGAAGCAGAGGTATCCGGCCAAGTGGGATTATGCTGCCGGCACACCAACTCCATCTTGGAATGCGGCTGGTACTTGGGGAGGATGGGGCGCGGCTCTTGGATTCTATGGTCAGAACAGAAGCAACATACAGCTTAGGTGTTTAATAGACAATAATTTCAATGATGACCTGCTTCCACCGAAAGACATAAATGCATATATTTTTTATGGATATACGGATAATGGGAATCCTACTGCTTTCAATATTTCAAGAAGATTATATGTAATACCAGATGGAAACGGTAGAGATGCACAATCGTTTTACAACAATGGATATACGCCTACAAACAATGTCATCTCGAAGAACACATTCAATCCACTTTTGGAATACCAAACAGATTGGGGAAATGCCATAGCTTGGAGCAATCCTGAGTCAGAAGGTTCCAACACGGATAACCTTCGGGTGTTTCCTCCATTGAACTTGAAGTTCCTTGACTATACACAGGGTTCCATTACGGAGGCAAAAGCGTTGAACGGAGAGCTTGTAACCATACAACCAAGGGAGGTTCAAAGGCAGTATTTCAACAGTACGGCGATGATATCGACACAGAACGGTGGAGACGTATATCTTGGCTCCGGTGCTGTATTATCCAGAAGGGGTACTACCATGAACAAGTTTGGAAGCAAGCACAAGTGGTCGGTCATTGTCGGACTTTCGGATAAAGGTAGCGATGTGATGTATGGTATTGATGATATCAACAAGACCGTATGGCGTATCGGGTACGATGGAACGAATGCCTTGGAGGAGATTCAAGGAATGAAGTCATTCTTTGCAAACAACCTTGAATGGATTCGTGGGAAATATACACCGGCGCATGATGAAGGAATAAGGGGTGTTGCAAACCAAAGATACCGTGAGGTGATATGGACTTTGAGGGGAAGGAAGGATTACCCTGAATGGCAATCGGAAGACAATTTCTGTTACCTGAAAAAATTCTATAGCAGTTATGGAAACGAACTTGTTCCTTGTTACAACATAACAAGTTCCGCCTCAACTGAGCAGTGTTGGGAATCAAGGGCTGGAACATTTCCATACGCTATAAACACGGCTTGGACATTCACTGTGCTTCCCGGTCCAACACAGCCTTATGCTTTCATTAAGACCAATTTGGCAGACGAAGGGTATCTGTTGAACACATCGTCAATTCCCCTTGTTCCTGGAAACACATATGTCATCAATATAAGAGCCAATTCAAGTACAACAGGAATCGGAGTGGCGTTCCAGCTTGGTGGAACCATACAGTATAGCATAACATCCGCTGGAGACTATTATTTCAACTATACCGCCCAGCCAGGTGATAACAACATATGTCTTTACTGTCCTAAAGGAGCCAAGGCGTATGTAACATATGCTTCCATAAGGGAATCATATCAGAATGATTTGGAATGGAACACATCAGGCGGATGGGTTCTTTCCAATAACGAAGCGTGTACGAATTCCGGTGGAACAGCCGCGCAGCTTTTTGAAAGTGTTCCGGATTACATCACACCCAACATGCCATATACATTGAAATTTTTTGTGGATGGTTATGTTTCAGGTGATTTGCGTGTCAAGATAGGAAATGCCATAAGTCCTACGCTAAACATAACAGCGGATGGAGAATATACGGTCAGTTTGTCACCTACGGCTACCGGTGTGATTACTTTCATACCGAACCCTACTTTTGATGGATGTATCAAGTCGAACATATCCTTGTGTACATCTGGTGTTTTGAAAGAGTACAATACGGGGGACATTGTCCAGACAACAGGGTATGGAAGTGTGATGTCAACATGGTCACAAACTCCTGATATATGGATATGTCTGAAGGACAATGTAACAAGCAATCCGTATTCACCACCTGACCCAGACGATCCTGATTGGGAATTGATACCTCATACGAATCCTGCATATTATACCGAATATACGGTGGTGTATAACGAAATAAAGAACCGCTTCCAATCGTTTATGACGATATTGCCAAGGATATACGCCCATTTCCAAAATGGATATTTGGTTCCAAGACCAATCAGCGATACCGGCGAAGTTTATGTGAGTGACTCAGGAATACCGACTACATGGTTTAATGATGGAGTATCTGCCCATTCTGGTGATGCTTATTTCGATGCTACCATAAACAGTCCTGAAGGCAGGAAAAGATATCTTGCGGTCAGGGTAGAATCGGATGTGGCTCCAACGAGCATGACCGTCACAAGCGGTTCCGGATCAAGTACCACATTGGCGGCCGAGTTCGAGCAGAGAGAGGGTCAAGAGTTTGATGGATATGTGAAGGATACCACCACCGAGAGCATCATCATGGGCGACTTCGGTATATTCAGATTCACCATTGGTGCTGGTACTTACAACAAGATAAATTCATTCATTGCATCGGTCCGTGACAGGGCTAGGAAATGGTTTAGATGATGCTGCAATTCTCAGGTCCATATTATAGAAGCAAACAGCCTGAAACAACGGTTCAGTTCCAGCACCTTTGGAGGGTCATGGATGACATACAGGCTTTGGGTTTGCAAGGTGCAAACAATTATAATTCCATAATATCATTACTTAGTGGATATGTACAATCCGTATCAGGACCCATCGTAGATAACTTTGATCCACAGAATCCAGTATTGAATGTGGCTGTTGACGGGGTTACCATAACAGGTGATGGGTCTGTTGGTAATCCCTTGGTTGCTGCCACCGGTGGTGGTGTAGATGTTTTAAATCCGTTCTTATTAATGGGAGCTTGATATGCCTGTAGCTTATAAAATCCTTGGACAATTGGCTCCTCCGGCCACAACGGAGCAGGACTTGTATACTGTTCCTGCATCAACGGAGGCGGTCGCAAGTAGCGTAACCATAACAAACCGAGGCGCTACGGTTGCCACATTTAGGGTTGCCGTAGTACAGGCAGGTGGTGTAACGGCAAATACGGATTATTTGTATTATGACCTACCCATAGCCGGTTATGATACATTCATTGCTACAATTGGTGTAACTTTGGAAGCTACGGATGTGATAAGAGCCTATGCTTCATCGGCAAATTTAACATTCCAACTTTTTGGATCAGAAATAACATAATGCAAGGATACGCAGGATATAACATAATGGATAGCGCTGTTACCATTAAGGACAGCGCCAATCTTGATGCGTTCAGCAGGCTGAGGATAAGCAACCCTTTGATTCTGTTCAATGCTCAAATGACATACGACCTTGTTCCTATTTTATTTGAGCAGATAGTGTCTGGTTCTGGAGCAACCATTACGCATGATACCACAAACAGGTGTGCGCTAATGACATTTGCAGCAACGCCAACAGGAGGTTCAGCTTATATGCAATCCTTTGAGTATCTTCCATATCAGCCTGGTAGATCGCAACTGGTATTCGTCACATTCAACATGGTGGCTGCGGTTGCCAATACACTTAAGTTCGCAGGATATTCAGACGGCACAAACGGTATTGAGTTTCAAAACAACGGAACAGTAAATCAATTCGTAATATATTCGGCATCATCACTTGGCAATGAAACGGTAACACAAACCAACTGGAACCTTGACAGATTGGATGGAACAGGCCCTAGCGGTGTAACGCTTGACCTAAGTAAGACCCAGATACTTGTCATAGACATACAAGCGTTATATGTGGGTCGTGTAAGGGTAGGATTTGACATTGGAGGTGAAATCGTATATGCCCATGAGTTTTTGCACGCCAACCTTTCATTGTATCCATATATTCAATCAGCCAACCTTCCAGTTAGATGCGGTATGACATGCTCCGGAACGGTTACAACAACGATGAATTTCATCTGTTCGGCTGTCATATCAGAGGGTGGATCTGAAGATATAAATGCCTTTGGATATACATTTGAAACAAATACAAACAGAGTGGTTGGTGTAGCAGGTACACAGCTTTTGACATTGAGGCCCAAAACAACATTTAACGGAATATCCAACAGAATGAGGGTTGCATACATTGATGTTGAAATACTGAACCTTGGTAGCACCAACGAGAATATCAGATGGGACTTGTGTGTTGGTCAGGCAATAACCGGAGGGACATGGGCTGATGTTAATACAACCTACTCAGGTGTTGAAGTGAATACCGGAGCGACACTGTCAGGGTCACCTGCTGTAATCATAGACTCGGGATGGGTTACTGTGGGAGCTGGTCAAAAGGGTGAATCTAGCGCCACCATTGTTTCAAGGTATCCAATAACACTTGATGCCGCTGGTTTAAACAGAACCCTTGGAAGCATTACATTGAAAGCAACGGCATTGAGTGGAACGCCTACCATATATGCAGGTATAACATTTAGGGAGATACGATGAGTCAGTCATATACAAGAGGAGTACCCATTGATCCAGATCCTACGCTGTCAAACAACAGCGATCTTTTGGTTGCATCACAGCAAGCGACCAAGACTTATGTGGACAATGGACTTCTAACCAAGCAAAATGTACTTGGTTATACTCCTGTTGACAAGGGTGGGGACACCATGATTGGTAACCTGATCCTGAACGCAGATCCAACTTTGAATCTACAAGCGGCAACAAAGCAGTATGTGGATAATCTTGTAAACGGCGTTGATTGGAAAGAGGCCGCACATACTGGAACCGTTGCTGCATTACCTGCCTACACCGTATCGGGTGGTGGACAAGTATTGACAGGTGTTGCCAATGGTGCTATACCTACGGCCACTACTGATGGACATACGATATTGATAAACGAGAGGCTTCTTGTTAAAGACGAAATCGGAGCTAATGCTCCAAACAATGGAATATATGTGCTAACACAGGTTGGTAGTATCACGCAGCCATTCATATTGACAAGGTCTGCTGATGCCAATACCCCTGCGTTCCTTGCAGAAGCAACAATCAGTGTAATCAACGGAACTACCTTAGCAAATACAATTTGGCACTTGACTCCGGCCGCAGTTCCTATTGTAATCGGCACTACAAATCTTACATGGGTTCAGTTAAGTACTGGCCCATCTTTGACAATAAACCAGGTAATGGCACACATAGCAGCATACTAATATGTATTTAAGCTCAACAGATAAATTAGAGAT